ATGAGTTATAAAACAACGGATAGTTTGATGCGCCATCTACGAGATAATGGGATAGCAATATCGGGTAGCTCGCAGAAGCGGCAACTGAGAAATACGGGATATTTTCATGGATATAAGGGGTATCGTTTCTTTAATAATGCGCAGCATAGGATCCCTTTCGTTTCCTATGCTGAGATTTACGCAACAATTCAATATGATTCTGCCTTGAAAGCTTTGTTCTATGGCAAGATGATGTATATTGAGACAGCGGTAAAAAATATTGCTCTTGAAAGCATATTAGATAATGCAAAATCTGAAAGCATTCAAGATATGTATGACAGGGTTGTAAGCGGCTACAACAATGCGCCTGCGAACTACACCCTAGATCAAAGAAAGCGGTTACAACAGAACAAACTGAATTTGCAGAATACTATTCAATCAAGTCTGGCGCATGCTTACAAGAAAAACAACCCCAAAATTACACATTTTTATAACAATGTTGGGTATTCAGGAGTCCCGATTTGGGCCTTATTTGAAATTATGACTATGGGAGATTTGGGCTATCTTCTATCATGTCTAACTTATGATGTACGTGATGACATATCAAAGAGGCTTGGAATCAATGTTTCAGGTGACACAGATAGACAGTTGATTTACAAATATATATATGCACTCAAGGATTTGAGGAACGCAATTGCGCATAATTCTGTGGTGTTCGACACTAGATTTCGAAATTTTGATCCTTCAAATGTGATGAAACAATATTTGAAGAATGAAATCGGATTACCGTATGTGAATTTCAAAACAATAGGTGACTATGTTATTCTTATGTGTTATTATATGAAACTACTGCGGGTCTCCAAAACTGAGATCAAGACGTTCATCACAGAATTTGAAAGGATTACGGAGTATTATCGGACGATGGTAAATGACAAGGTCGCTTCGACTGTAATTCATCCAGATTTAGCAGCAAGAATGAACTTGCTGAAAAATTTCCTGTAAGGCTTGCATTTTTCAGAGGGTTGATGTATACTATAAATAGTAATTGGGGTATATGTTTGCGGACATATACTTGAGAAAGCCGGAGAAATCCGGCTTTCTTTCCTTTATACCCACAACACAAATTAGCATAAATATAAGTCTAAAATCAAAAGCCACCGGAGTATTTACCCCGGTGGCTGCGTTATTATTTGATGTGAAAGGGCTTCCATTCATAAGGCTTGCCATACTTCTTCAAGTACCATTCTTCAAACTCCTTGCGGTGTTGCTCATCCCGGAAAAACTCGCGGACGGATCGAGCGAGCAGACTGGCAAATGCCTTTGCTTGGCCTTTAACCTCTGGCGCAAAAGAATTCATCGTCCTGCCCTCGCTTCCAATTTGCGATTGAGCATCTGCTTTTTCTCGCGCTCTGCTGCAATTACTTCTCGTGCAGTATCCGCGCCGTCGAGATGGACTTGAACTGCTCCGTCGTCATCTTCTCCCATCATGAGATTGTATTGAAGGATGGTATCAAACATCAGATTGCTGATAGTCCACAGACGATCATAAAGCAGATCCGGATCAATATTACATTCCGTCTTTCCATTTTTGCACTTGAAACCGCTATCGGTAATATCCTGCAGGAGGCGATTGCAGGTGCCGAATATGGCAAACAGGCTCCCAACAGTATCGCTAATAGTGAGGCGCTCAGCGGCTGTAGTTTTTTCAACGTACATGATGATTATCCTTTCTGAAATTAGTTATCTGAACTGGACATTTTTGCGAGGGCATCTTCGGCCATTTTGTGAATCAGGAGCATATTAGGCACGAACTCATTCACAATCAACTTTGCTGTTACGGCGGTTTCACCTTTAAGGTGCGGACTTTGACACACCTTCCGGGCAATCGTGAGCTTAGCAGCGGCGGTATAGAGCCGAATCAGCCAATCGGAAATCTCCGAATTGGTTTTGATGTTCTCGCTGTCATTCATGAGACTTTTCAGCTCATTGCCGAGGGCGGCAAACTCCTTTCCCAAATCGTAGGGAATAGGAGCTTTCTTTTTAGATTTCATTTCATTACCTCCGTTTCGTTTTTGCGCTTTGCCGGTTTTGCCGTAACGATAAAATTTGGGTACGGCGTGTTTCTAGAATATCGGTATAGTTTTGTAACGATACCAACTACGCGGATATTGTTGTTATCTTCACCGTATATGAACGAGGGATAGTCCCGATTAGCAGCTTTGAAGACAACGTGATTATCTTCGATCATGACCTTGCGAATGTAGAGCGTTGTAGTCTGCTCTTTTTCATTGGTAACAAGTATGGCAACCATATGTCCGTTTTCGGCCTTAAAGCTGGGGCGAACAGCAACAGTATCGCCCTTTATCAGCGCTGGACTCATGCTGTTGTCGATTACATCTGCCACGAGATTGAATGTACGATACTTCATTAGAATTCACCTACGCTTTCTTTTTGAACAATACAGACGCAACGACAGCATTTGCTTCGGCGTCTGCTTTGGCCAGCGCGTGAGCATAGATATTTTCGGTGGTCGTTACCTGTTTGTGACCTAACCGCTTTGCGACCGTGACAACGTCAACGCCCTCGTTAATGAGAATGCTGGCCTGAGTGTGCCGAAATTTATGCGGATTGATATGCGGAAGTCCATACTTTTTAGAGAATTTGTTCAGCCAACTGGTAATGCTATCTGGGTGCATTGGCTCTCCGTTTTCACGAGTGAAGCAGTAACCGGTATTGACCCATCGTTCACCCATTCGTAAACGCATGATAGTCTGTTCCTTGCGGTACTGCGCCAACAACTGCATAACAGAGTGATCGACACATACATAGCGAATCTCACCGGTTTTCGGGGTGTCTTCGTAAATGCCGCGCTGCTTCGAATACAACAGGTTTGCGCAAATCTTGATCTCATCTTTTTTGAAATCAATCGCAGACCATTTCAACCCCATGATCTCACCACGGCGTGCGCCGGTTGCAATCATTAGGAGGGTGATGCATCGCCATTTGAGAGGTTCTTGTTCCAAGCACTTCATGATCCGCTCTACGTCTTCGGCTTCAAAAAAGCTTGCTTCCTTCTTTTTTACTGAGGGTGGGGAAGCTGTTTCGGCTGGGTTGAATTTAACCAGTCCTTCCTTCATGGCCTGTGCAAAAATGCTGTGGATCAATCGGTGGTGCTCCACGATTGTTTTGGGGGAAAGACCTTCACCCGTTTTCTTGTTTTGCCCTTTCTGAGCCAGCTTAATATAGAAACGATTCAGGTGCTCACAATTCACGTCGGACAATTTTAGAAAGCCAATTTCCTCATTGATACGAACCAGCAGATCACGATAACTGTCTACGGTTTTCTGCTTTTGATCTCGTTCTTTCAACGCCAGATAATACTCGGAATAGGCGGCAAAGGTTTTCCGATCGGTAGATACCATTCCTTCCTTGCATTGCTGCTCGAACAAAACCGAAAACCGGTCAAGTTCTTTCTTGATTGTGCGGGAGTTTTTCATTCCGTCAGGGATTTTCCACACTGTACTATATGGCTTGAGCTGCTTTCCATCGACATCCCGCCCGCGGTAGACTCGAACCCGATAGGCGTATACAACGCCGTTTTTGTTTTTAATGGGGTATGATGAAGCCATGTCACAACCGCTCCTTTCGCCTGAATTTCGTCTACGGTTGCATTGTAAACTATTAAGTGTCGTTTGTCAATATAAAAAATAAACTTTTTGATTTCTTTTGCATCTAAAGATTGACACTATACATTAAATAGTGTATTATCAAGATGTGAAATGAGGTGAAACTATGCAACTTTCGGTGAGCGAAAAAATCAAGATTATCCTAGGCCGCAGAAATATGACGGTGTCCGACCTTGCAAAGAAATTGAACACCTCACGGCAGAATTTGACGAACAAATTTTCGAGAAGCAATTTTAGCGAAAAAGAGCTTCGGCAGATCGCGGAAGCAATGGATTGCAGTGTTGATGTGCTTTTCACCCTGAATGACACCGAGGAAACAATCTAAATTTACCTGAGAGGGCGGTTAAGTGTACCAGACTTAACCGCTCTTTTTTTGTCGTTACTCGTCTTCGCCTGTATTTTCGTACCCGCTAACGTCGGAAAGATACTTCTCCTGCAATTCTTCAGGCGTTACTGTATCGCCGAACGGATTTGCAGGCGGCGTGACAACAATCTCGGTTTTGTCGGACATACCAAAGTAGTTTTTGCCGTAGAAAATTGCCCAAACAGTATCGACATTTCGGTTGAAAGCCGACTGGCTCATAACACTCATGATTGCGTCATGAGTCATTACAAGAAATTCGTTAAATTCCTTGTCACAACGGAGATTTTCGTTGTTGAGCCACTTGTAAAGCGTCTTCCGGCCGATGCCCAATGCGATAGCCCACCCTTCGACTGTGGGAACAAAATGGTGTGCTGCACAGGAAAGCAAGTACTCCTGCGTTCGCTGCTGTACTGTAGTAAGATCCCCGTAGGCGCATTTAGGACGAACTGTAGCCTGTTTGAGATTTTCCAGTGCGTCCATGACGATTTTTGAAGTCATAACGCCCTTTTCCGGGGTGTAATCCCCATATACTCGCTTTGAACGTTTCATTTGAGAAGTGGCCTTTTCGGCCATTGCTTTAGAAACTGTCTTTGCGGTCATTTCCGTGTTTTCTTTCGCTTCCATTCAACTTTCACCTCCTGTTTGGAGCTTATACCGGGAATGGTCATAGCCCCTGTCTGAACCATAAGATTGATTCCTTTTTCCAAAACTATCTGCTTGACTGCGGGGGACAACTCTCCCATTAGTTGTCCTCCTTAGCAGCTTCCTTGACTGAATTGATAAACTCGTCCAGCCGACTTGCAAACAGTTCGGAACCCAAACTGTATTCATTGTCCGCAATAAATTTCTTGATGTCCTCAGCCTTTTCAGGACAATCTTTTTTGAGCTGAGTAAGGCGCTCCATAGCGGTAGGAACAGCGGGGGCGGGTTCAAACTTTCCGTTTTCATATTCGGCAATATAAGTGCCCGTATCATCGATCAGCATTTTCTCTGCGGAATATACACCTTTGAGAGAGTCTGCAAAAGCGTCAAATTCCGACTGAGAAAGGCTCTGGATTTCTTTCAGCATGGACAGTGTTGTGAGTTGATCTCTGCTCGGAACACGGCAAGTGGCATTGCTTTTGACTGCCTGCCGTTCTGCGTCCAGAATGGCCTTGATTTCGCTTTCGAGATCATTTTTGCGACTGCCTGTATAGGCAATGCGCTCACGAACGAGCCGTTCACGCTCTTTGCCTTTCCATTCCTCAGAATGGTCACGATCACGCATAAGATCACTCAGGGCGTTGTTATAGTAAGTAACGCCAGCATTTGTTTCTTCGTAATGTTTTTCGAGAGCTTCGGCAATTTTCTTGATAAAATGTGTGTTATTCATGATTTTAACCTCCAAAATTTGTTTTTGCTTGTGCTTGTCAATCACGCTCACAACAATGTTCCAGCCGATACCGGCTTTCAAAATCATCAATGATTCGCTGCGCCGTTGCCGTCCCGTTTTCTCCCATGAAATCAGCAAGGATTCTATCGGAGTGTGGATCGTCTTTGAACCTGACCCAAAAGTCGTACAGTTCTTCATTGGTATACGGTGCAGCTATCTCTAAACGCATAGACCAGCTCATACCAGCAGCGGGCTAAATCCGGTTGCACGAATCGCGGCCTTGTTTTCATCGACAATCTGTCGATACATTTCCTTGCCGTTCATCTGCACAATTACCGTGATCGGACGATTGCCACTTGCGTAATTCTCGCCATTTGCTCTCTGCACTGCCTCGTACACACCTTGCGATACAGATTCAACAATCTGATCGTTGTTTGCTACAGCCGTCTTTCTGCCGATATTACCAACCATTTCGGCACCGGATTCACGAGCGATAAAGAGCTGTCCCTCATCCACAAAACCGCCGTCTGCGAAAGTGGGAACGTGGGGAATGTTCACCAACCGGGCGTTAAATGCTGGAACGACTTCTTTTCCAAGAACACTCAATCCTTTGAAAGAGATATGGAATACGTTATTGATTGCATCTACAACTCGGTTAATTATTCCGATAATGGAATTCGCCATTCTCCGAACAAAATTGGTAATGGGGTTATCATCAAGTGACCATGCCGCGTATGACAGGCCAAGACCAGCCGCTAGCACGGCAAGACCCAATCCAATTCCTGCTCCACTCAGGCAGAGCAGCACACCGAGTACCGTCAGAGCGCCTCCAAGAATACCCGCGATAGCGGAAACCACTTTTTTAATGGCGGTCACAACGGCGTTCCAGTTCAGAGCTACCGCCGATCCGAGACTTAGAGCGCCAGCCGCCATCAGGCCAAGGCCAAGAGGGAGTGCAACCATGCTGAAAGCAAGGATCGCGCCGACTACGAGCAGAGCGCCTCCAAGAACGCTCGTGACCGTAGTAATTATTTTTCGAATATTGTCCGAGAGGGCTTTCCAGTTTGGAACGATTGCTGTTCCCATCGTAACGGCTCCCGCTCCCATCAGTGCCAGACCGAGAGGAATATTTGTCCCGGTAAAAGCCAGAGCGGCACCTACGGCAAGAAAAGCGACGGAAAGCACTGCCGTAATAACGGCGATGACGTTTTTAACTTCGTCACTGAGGCCGTTCCAGTTTAGCGCGGCTGCGGTTGCCAATGTTGTTGCGCCGAGAGCCATGAGGGCTATGCCAAGGGGTACATTCTTGCCAGAAAAGGCCAGAACGGCACCGAGCGCCAAAAAAGCCCCACTAACGATTCCATTAATCGACGCCATAACGCTTTTCAATTTTCCATTTACGGCTGCCCAATCGAGCTTTGCTGCACTAATCAGGCCGATAGCACCCGCTCCCATCAGCGTCAAGCCGAGCGGGATGTTTGTTCCTGAAAACGCCAAAACTGCGCCTACGGCGAGCGAAAAACCGGAGGCGACGATGGTGATCTCCGCAAGGTTGTCCGCAATCATATTTTTGATTTCGTTCAGTTTTTGTGCTGTCGCGGCAATTTTGCTGTCTACTTGCGCTTCCTCAAACATAGATGCGAAATCAGGTGTACCAGCACCGCTGCCGCTTCCGCTGCCTTTTTCGAACACGTTCAGTTCGTCAAATCCGGCAATAAAACTTTTTAGGCTTTTGGCAGCTTTACCAGTGCTTTCGGCAAACTTCGTTGTCGCTTTGACTGCTTTCGTGTATGTGGATTGCCCGGACAGTGCCGACATAAGCTGTGCGATATAGTTCAGCAGCGTAGCAACCTTCTGAATTAGTGCGTCGATCACTGGGGCAAGCTGATTGACTAGCGGTGCGAAAGCGGATGCAAGACTGTTTTTGAGGTATAGGGTGCTAGTTGCAAGTGAGTCCATTGACTGAGAGAACTTCCCGGCAAAGGCTTGCGAATATGAATACATATTTGTAAATCCCTCTTGAAAAGCCTTTGTGATGGAGTTGATCAATGTGTATGCGGCGTTATACAGGAGAGAATAGAAAACAGCCCGTTTGAATTGTTTTGCAAGTCCGGTGACCTTACTGACAATCCCTTTTCCAAAATTATTTAACGCATTGCCGACTTTACCGACCGCGCCTTTCAGTTCGGGTAAGGAGGACTTTAGTCGGTCAAATGCACGAGTGAGGATGCCAACACGGCCAGACACCTCGGTCAACTCAGAGACGCTTTCTGCGCCAATGCCACCATCTGAAATGGGGATAGTGCCAATGCCTGAAATCTTGTCCTTTACGCTCTGAGCTGCGGATCCGACTTTAGAAAGTGTGTTTTTCAGTTTGGATATCTTAGAGTCATCAACCCCATTAAGGGCCTTATCAATGTCCTTAATGGCGGCGGTAGTATCGGAAGCGTCTACGCCGGACAGAGCCTTTTTCAGTCGTTCAAGGGTATTTGTCAGTTTGTTTAGACCTTTTTCCGCTTTCTCGGTGTTGGCAACGATTTCAAACTCCAATCCCTGCATTTCTATATTATCAGCCACACTTACACTTCCTTTCTTTGAAAATTTAGATTGAGCGGGAGCAAGAGAATTCCCGCGCCCGCTCGGCTATTATTTTTTGAATGCGGTCACGATAGCGGAAATGACCAGCATCAGCAGTTCAACGCCGATGGTAGACAGCACACCGGCAACAAACGGATTAATGAACATGATTTTTCCCTCCTATATTATTTTCTGGTTATTTATCTTCGACAACGGCCCCGCCGTTTGCCGTAGAATTACTTCATACTGTGGTCGAAGTTGATTTGACTCTCCACATCAATCATGAAAACACCTCCTTCGCAATTTCCGTGAGCCGGTCTTGCAGCTCCCTTACCGTTTCGTACATCGGCATATTGGCGGGATTGCCGTGGGTAATGATCACGAACCCGCCGTTCTTCTTTTCTTTCAGCACTCCGTTCGTGCCGGGTTCGCCGTAATAGCCCCAAGACTGTTGCTTGCCGTGACCTTGACCGTACTCGCCACGCTTCATATTGCGATCTCTGGCTTCTGGGTGGTTATCGGGATAGGTCACACCTGTGCCGAACTCGATAAATAAAACCGCTTTACCGACTGCCACAATCGCCCTTGCATTTTCACCTCGATATTCCGCAGATACAACAACATCATTTGTGCCATCATAGGCTGCGTCATCGAAACACGCAGAAGCAATTCCAACCCCCATCGCAACTAAGCGTTCAAGAAAAACCGTTGCACGATCTCGAAGCCAAGTTTTACGATTTTCAACTTCCTGTATCAGCTGCTCAATCCCTCTCTCGGAGAGCGGAACATTGATCGTCTGACTCACGATACCGTCACCTTACTGACCGCATAGGAAATGGAATTAAGGGACTTGGCGACCCGCTTGACCATGTAATCGTAGAGCGGTTTCCCGTCCTCGTCATACTGCGGTTCTTTGTCGATAAACAGCACGGTATTCTCGTCAATGGGGCAGCTCAGGTCATCGGTAACGATCACCTTGTCGTACCCTGCGAAATTACCGAACTGCTCCACCTGAGCGGAGCCGGTCGCCGCCGAGATATTGGCGTTCATCGCCACGGCAGGCTTGTAAACCACCAGTTCCTCGCCGGTTTCGTTGCCGTACTCGTCCTTTGCAGGCCCCTTGCGGTCATACAACAAATACCAGAAGGGCGATTTGTTGCGGTTCAGTGTCCTCATGCACTCAACCTCCCATCACAGCGGCAAAGGGAACAATGTCCCTCAGCAGCGTAGGCGGCACATCGCCGTCTTCATAGGAGCGGGAGATACCGTTCTCACTGTGAGCGGTCTGCCCTTCGGCTCCCCGCTTGTTCAGCAGATACACGGCAACCTCTACCTGAATGTGAGCATACTGGTCAGGGACAGCGGTCACGGTGGGGTCAAAGGGATATGCCTTGCGGCACACCTTGTTTCCAGCGATAGAAAGGTAGGTGGAAAGCGTGTCCTCGTCTGTCTCGCCGGTCATGGCTTTCACCATTTTCAACTTCTCAGCGTCCGTCATGCTTTCCACCTTTCCTTTCTAAAATGTCTGTTTTACTCCTGCGCCACTCTTAGCCGCCAGCAACGGCCTTAGTGTTCACGGGGTTGTTTGCGTCATTGGCGATAAAGACGCTGCGGCTGTAAGTGGGAGCGGTAAACTCGGTAGAGATACCGGTAAACTTACCGTGGAACCACTCAGGGCCGTGGTCAAGGCCGATCTGACCAAAGAGCTGATACTTCTCACCAGCGCCGACCTTTGCCAGCGGCTCAAGGAAGAAGTTGCCCTTGCCGGGGACAGGCTGATAAACGGGAGCCAGAACGCTCAGGTTCAGCAGCAGGGCAGTACCGGCAGGCAGGTACTCGCCAAGGTACAGGTAGACAACGCCGATGGGCGTGACCACGCTGGACAGGGAGATACCGTTGATGTTACGGGCAGCGGGAACCACGGTCAGACCGTTCTGAACAGCGTCAGCGTTGATCTGGAACAGGGTCACAGCGTCACACCACAGGCACAGGCCATCGGTGGGAGCGTTTGCGCCGTAAATCTTCTTCACCATGTCGGCAATATCCCACAGACCGAGGGGCTTCTTTGCCATCGCCGTAGTGTTGGTGGTGATTGCGGGAATCATGCCACGGGTCTTGTTGACCTTGGTGTCATCAGTGGCCTTGCTGTAAACGCCGTTAATGAAGGTGTACTCAATGTCGGCATTGACCTTCATCATCTTGGCGGCAACCTGAAAGTCCAGCTCGTTCATGGGGTTGGCCTGCTGACCCGCCACATTGATACCGCTCAGAGTACCCATGTTAGACATCTTCCCGTAGGAAATGCCCACAGACTCCTGAAAGATCTGAGTCACATTGGTCTTCTGCGCACGGGTCACAACAGTAGCGTCAGGGGCGGTCAGAGAAGCACTCTCGCTGATAGCAGGCTGAGCGCCGCCGCCAGAGATGAACTCCTGACCGGTCACGAACTCAACATGGTTCGTGGTCTTGGCACGACCGCCAATGATAGAACTCAGAGGGGTGCGGGTGTTGCCCTTGTTAAAGAGCATACCGGAGTAATTGAGTACCCCGAAACTCATAGCAAACTGATCTGCCATAGTAAAAACTCTCCTTTACTCTTTTTTCGCCTGCGCTTCCGCTTCGGCTTGCAGGCGGGTGTAGTAAGCAACGGCGGCAAAATCACCGTTTGTCCGTGCTTCCTCGATTTTCTTGGCGTAATCCATCTCGCCAGTACCGCCACCGGCACCGGGAGTGGGCTTGGGGGTCTTTTTCAGAGCGTCAGCCTTGACCTGTTTTGCATACTCGTCAAGGAACTTCTGCTGGTTGGCAAACACCTTGGCAGAGTCACCATCAGCCATCGCCTTTGCGGTGTCCTCAGCAAGAGCCTCGTCATAGCCCTGAGCGATGAACTTGGCCTTGAACTCGGAAACACGCTTGGCTTCCCGCAGCTCGGAAAGCTCCTTCTCCATGTTGGCGAACTTTTCCTCCTGCTCCTGCTTCTTCTTCTCGTCCTCACCCAACAGAGCGTTGTGCTTGCGCTTCCACTCAGCGGCTTCGGAGTTGGCCTTGGAAACAGCGGCTTTCTGCTTTTCCAGCTCGGCGGCGTTGTCCTCATACTCGAACGCTTCCAGAGCTTTCAGCTTGTCTTCCGCAGACATTTCCGCATAGCCCGTGATTTTGCTGGTGTCGATCTTTGCCATAATGATTACCTCCTGCGTTTAACAAGGCTGTTCACTCAGCACTATTTTCCGTTTTTACGGGTTGTCTCCCGTTTGCGATTAAGGTCTTCCCTGACCATTCAACGCCTTGCGGCGGTCAAATCATTGTCTTCGCCTTTCTCATATCTCCGAAAAGACTGAGCTTTCACGGACTGTCCGAAAACTCCGAGGGCATTGGAAGGAAAAATAAAAGGGCTACCAATACCTTTTCGGTATCAGTAGCCCGTAATGGCTGTTCCTATCACCTATGCGATAGGCTGTTCATATTTCTTTTTGCTGCTGACCGCCCACACGATCACCTTCTCGTGTCGTTCTGCGATCTCAACGGTCTTTCCCGTAGTCAAGATTTCCTCAATTTGTCTGACCGCTTCCGGGGTCAGGCGGATTTCCTTTTCCATCAGGATTAACCTCCTTCTGTTTGGTTGCGAGTTCAGCGGCCTTTTTCTCCTGTTCCTCAGCGTAATCCATACTCATACGGTACGCAAGCTGCGGGTCAGAGAACAAACCACAATGGGTAAAGGCCAGAACCGGGGCGATCTTCGGATTGGCAAGCATAGCAGTCAGCACATTTGCCTTTTCCGTGATATTCTCGTAATTTCTGCGGGTAAAGCGGATTTCCAGACCGCTGAGTTTCAGCGTCAAGTCGCTCAGGTCACGGCAGATACGCAGAACCAGCTTCAAGAAATCCTTCTCGGACTGCTTGAACATCAGCTCGGAGTCCTTCGCCCTCGCTTCCGCTGCCGACCAACCGTCACGCATGATGACCGCAGAGCCGGTATCGCTGGTGGAAGAACCACCGTTGCGGTTCGGCATACCGCAGATCGTCAGGACGGTGTTATACATACTGTCCACGAGGGTCTGCGTCTGCGTCTGGTTCATTTCCGAGGTCAGATACTCGATCTCAGCTTTGAACTGCGGGTCAATGTCCTTGTACTTAATTGCCCCCTCGTCACGGAGCTGGCGAAAATCCTCGGTGTTAATGTCAACATTGTGGAACAGCATGAGCGCCTGTACGAACTGCTCTACACCGTCAAGGCGGTTGCTCTCCACGGTGTTAATAGCGTCCAGCAGAGGGAGGACGATCTCAAAGGCTCCCAGCCGAGCCTTATTCGCCGGATACTCGATGATGGGAATACCCAAAATCTGAGGTTCGCTCCGAATGATCGCCCAAGTGTTCTCCACCTCGTAGTAGTGGTCACGGGTGTAGCAACTGAAAATCAGGTTTCCGTTCTCGTCCTTCACATACTTCACGCCCATCATGGCAGGATTGCCGAGGGCGGTGGAATAGACCACAAAGGCGAAGCGGGGGTCAAGGGTGAAAATCTCAAAGGGAGCTTCATCTTCCTCCACATCAGCTTCCCCATCAGGAAGTACCATGCGGTAGGAAGTGCCGCCAATGTGCGACCAGTCCGCCAGTTCCTTGTCCTTGGCAGGCTTATCCTCACTGAGAACATAATCGTTCAAGCGGCTGACCTCAGCGGAAATGTTCTCGTCATCGCTTCGGCTCACATACTGAACGGGTTCGCCCATCAGATAGCCGACCTTGAAGGATACGATCTCATTGGCTCGGTTTTCAACGACTTTGTTGCAGATTTCAGGCCGTACTTCCTTCTCCCGATAAAGCACGGGCTGATCTCCACGATAGTACCGATAGAGATAGTCAATGTCGGCGCTGTTTTGCAGATGGACGAACAAAGCCTTTTGCAGAACATCAATGATGTTCCCGGCATTGATTTCGGCAACATCGGTATAGATCACACGGCGACCAAACAACGCTCTCGCACCCACTTACAGCACCTCCTTTCCACCCTATCATTATCTGTTCATTCGTATACCGTTTTGTTGGTTTCTGCTGGTTTCTAACTATAAGTATACCGTTGTGTCCAATGGTTGTCAATAGTTAATCTTTAATCATACCATTCGCCACAACATTTGTCAAAACCAACATTTCAGTAGGGACGCTTGAAGACCTCCACCTTGCCCCCGGACAGCATACGGATTTCGTTCTCCAACAGGGAGAGGGAGTCAGGAGCGTCATCGTGCGGAACCTTGCCGGAGCGGGTGTATGTGGTCACTTCCTTCATGAAGTTCCAATACTGACTGCCCCGCTTGTAGGTGGAGGGGTGCTTGAAGTAGAAGTTCTTCTTGATATTGTCGGAAGCGAACTCAATACGGGTCTGCTTATTGGAGATCGTGCGCTTCGTGCGGATACCAACAGAGTACCCACGCTCACGAATGATCTGGTCAACATCTCTGGCATAATATTGACCGGCGTTGTTGGACTCAAAGACGGCGGAAGCAACCTTGTTGTCGATCAGGCACTTGGCACATTCCGGCTTCGTCACCTCAGCGGGGGAGTCATCAAAGACCACATCAACGATATACACAGCATTGCCGTATATCATCGCCACCGGCATGGAGGTCGAGTCCGAGCCGCTTTCCGCCGTATCGCCAACGGCGATGATGGTATCCGGGTCACGGTCTTTCGGCAGCTCAAAGAAGTAGTTCAGCTCGTCCTTGTTGAACAGCAGGCCCTTCGCTTCAAAGGGCTGTTGCTGAAACTCGCTCTCAAACTGCTCTGCGCTCAGAAGCTCCCTCTGCTCCCGGAAGTAGGCGGTGGTAAAGACCTTCTTGCCCTCCCGCTCGTACTCATAATTGCTCTCGTCCGTCACGAGATCGAGGGCGGGTATCTCAATCGCTCTCCAAGCCCAGCCCTCCCGCTGTGCGTGTTCCTGCACACGACCGATGGGGTCATACAGGGAATAGCGAGTGCCGGTAAAGACCATCGGCGTACCTTCAATGGCACGACCCATAATATCGCCGGAGATCACTTCCCACTTGTCATCAAGCCGCTGGCGGTTCTTCGCTTCCTCACGACCTTCCACACAGTCATCGAGGTAGAGGACATTGGTGGCTTCGGACAAGCCCACCTGCCGAGCGTCAATGGAGCGACACATGATGGTGGGGAAACGGGACTTGCTTTTCAGATTTATCGTTTTTGAGTCAGCGTTAGTCTGAATCAGCCGTGCGTCCGGGAATACATCGTAGAACAGATACTCGTTAGGGACTGTCAGGTATTCCAGACAACCGTTGTAGAAGCTCTTTACAAGGTCATCACCTGTCCCTTCCATCAGGGTCGAGCGGTCAGGAAACTTGCCGGAGAGCATATTCACAAAATTGATACCCGTTTGAGACTTTCCCGCTCGTTTCGGCATGGAAATCGTCAAAAGGCGCAGTTTTCCGTCCAGAACATCTTGAAATCCCTGCACCATCGGCCTGAGATAGTGCTTACGGGGGGCATAGAACCGCTTTTCCGGCTTGCGGTCGAGTTCGATGTAGGTCATGAAGGAGTCAAAATCATGGGGTGCTTCAAAAAGAAGACACCGCCGCCACTGTTCATAGAACTTCGCCCCGCCGCCACGGACTACCTGATTTGCGGAGAGTGCCAGCAGCTCCTTGTTCACTTCATGCGCCGCCGAGAAATCCTCGGTTTCCCACTCTCGGCACAGAGAAAAAAGGTCGCTGTACGCCCCATTATCTCCCGGTCGCCGGTCGATCACGGCTCGGATAGAGCCGGAGAGTTTTTCATAATTCATGTGCATTTCCTTTCCAACAAAAAAACGAGCTACCCGTGTATTTCTACACAGATAGCCCGTAATGGCTGTCACTTCTGCCCTCACAGAAGCCGATTATAGAATTTTCGGTATCACAAACGCCAGAACCAGCAAAATAGAACTGATTATCAGGAAATATCCGATTACATTGAGAAAAAACCTCATGGTGTCAGCCCTCATACTCCGAAATCGTCTTATTGTCCCAATCCAGAACCCCTAAATAGCCACCCTCGGTGTCAGAATACAACTCAACTGTTTTTATCGTGTGCACTGTTTTCCATTTCACTTTGCCACGCCAGTTGAAATAGGCTTGGGTCTTAGTATCAGGTATACCAGCCAACTCTACATAAATGATCTGGTGATTTTCCAGCGTCACATTGAGCTGTAAATCCTCGCTGTCATAGATTTTACCACAAATCACGGTCATCGGGTCATTATCTACGATAGAAATATCGTGGAAATCAGTCACCCCTACGGTGTCAAACACTTCCCGATAGCTTGCGATCTCGTCATCGGTGAACCCGGCTTCGGAAAGAGCCGAGTCCCAAGCAATAGGTTCAGCCGAGTCCTTCTTAGAACACCCGACCAAAAAGAAGACCACGATGACCGCCAGCCCTATCAGCCACACCATCTTTTTCATTTCGCCCAACCTTTCTTACCCCTCATTTACTTTCATAAAGATATTTATAGGCTTTATTCTTTTGCTCGGAAGTATAGAACGAAATAAAGAAAAGTTGCTCTCCGGTCACATCGGATATTCCATAATTTCCAACATAGAATATGTCATCACCGTAACCCGCCTGTTTGAGCATATCTATGTCTTCACTGCGAAGTCCATAAAGATCTTTCATATTTATTTAACACTCCGTCTTCAAAATCGGCTCATGAACACCTTTGACCCAATTCATGTCGCCGTATTTATACATACCCTCGTACAGAGGGCGGTTGCCAAGAATACTCTTGATGGTGGATACCTGAAACCGCTTGCCGGAACGGGTCTGGTATCCCGCCTTTTCCAGCAGCTCCGTGATACCCAGCATGGAAATGCCGTCCTCGTGCTTCTCGAAGATGAACTTCACGATAGGAGCTTCCTGCTCGTCAATGGTGAGAACACCATCAACTACCTTGTAGCCGTAGGGACGGCGACCGCCGCTGTACCCACCGCAGGAAGCCTTGATGGAACGACCCTTGCCGGTTCGCAGAGCGATGTTCTTTCTCTCCTGCTCTGCCACGAACTGTAACAGCGCACGGTAGATGTTGGCAAACTCACTACCCTCCGTGAAGCTCTCCTGCGTACTCAGAAGTTTGATGTTCTTCTTTTCCAGCACATACAGGTAGTAGAAGTACAGCTTGGTATCACGAGCCACACGGTCATTCTTGAATACGATCACCGCTTCATAGGGAGGATTGCTTACATCGTCCCCATAAAGGATTTCGTTCAGGCCGGGACGGTCATCTTTTGCACCACTGATTTCATCGACCTTCCAATCTACGATGTTGTAGCCGTTGTCGTTGGCGTAGAGAAGAATGGCCTGCTTCTGAACCTCGATACCGTATTTGTCATCATCGGCCTGTCGCTCGGTGGAGACTCGGATATAGCCGATTGCGTTTTTGAATGTCATCATAAGATCACCTCTTGCATATAAGATAGCATAGGTAAATGCAATTGTCAATAGGTAAGTGTAAATAAGCCTTTTTATTTTTTGCGGATATTTTTCGGCTCACCCCGCCCTCGCTGCCGCTGGCATATCCCCCGCCCCCGTTACCCATTCACGCCGCCCCAAACAGGCCGAAAAAGCGCAAAAAAAACAACCGCCCCGGAATAGCACCGGGGCGGCGTTCACTTATTCAATTTCAATATTTCAATCAGGATTTGCACCGGCAGCAAAAGCAATAATAAAATCAAATACACGCTTTCACCGCCCTATTAAAATACCGTATCAACAACGGTTAGAATTGTCACCCACAGATCAATATATTGTGTGCTATATCCAGTATAATCGCCTTTGTCAAACTCTGTTTTACCAGTGATAACATAACCGACTTGTTTTGCGCCCCCGTCTGATAGATCAACGAACATTTCCGACTTGTTTTTAATGGCATTTTTGGAAATAGTGATACAATGCTTTTCTTCCACCCGTTCCCGGTAAATTTCAAGCGCATTTTCCACGCTATCCGCATCTATGCGCATATCTGAAACAATACCGCCGTCAATGTACCACTTTTTATTGTTGTATTCTTTCATTGTTGCCGTTGTTTTGAAAATGTAATTCATAATTAAACCCCCATTCTAATACATTCATCAAGTGGAACCCTATACCCATGCACCCGGAAAAAAGCCGCCCCTTTCTGGGTATACTGTATTTTGCACCGGTGGAACGCTTTACCGCCGCCCCACGCCCCGGAAACGCAATAAACATAATCGTCAATGCCGTGTTCAATACCTTTGATTTCAAGGCCATTCAAGCCGCTATAATATGCAATGCTTTCCCGGCTTTCGCAATATTCACGCTTATTCATGATTGCAAACCCCCTTTATAAAATCCCTTGCAAGGCTTTTCAGGCTTTCCCGCTGTTGTTCATAGGAAAGGCTATAATCATAGCGGATTTTTTCGGCTTGCGTTTCATACCGTTCACGCAATTCATAAGACGGGCGAATATTTCCGAAAGGGGCATAGCCTGTTACAATGGCAACCCCGCCGCCCATATCGTAAATATCAGCCGCCCACCCCTCACGGCGTACTGTGTACGCAACGGGGTTTTCATAATTTAAAAGGGTTTGCAATCCGCAATAGGGAACGCAAATAATTTTATTGTAATTCGCCCGGATTGCCTTTTGTGTTGTCTTGAATTTCATTTAATACACCCCTTTCAATAATTCATGTTGTTAGCTGCACGGCAGTTATACATAGCTTTCAAACTTTCGGCGGGGGTCATATCCGCCGCTTTCGGCTTTTCCGTTTCTACCGGCTGCATATCCCACCACGATTTTCCGCCGCCGTTCATATCATAGAACGAAAGAAAACTATTTACATGGCGCATTGTGGTAACAGAATAACCGCCCCACATACGAACGAACCGCCCCGCCGCCGTGATGCGGCAAACAAAAGTATTGTAGGATTGTAAAACTTTTTCGCCGTTGTCCGTTTCAATGATTTTTGCCTTTCCATAAAAACTCTTTGCCCGTTCATAACCCATAACAGGCAGATCATAAATTTTCATAATGCAAACCCCTTTCAAAATTCAATTTGCGTTTACTGCCTTTCGGTAAATACAAGATAGCATATTTGCATTTATTTGTCAAGCGTAAATACAAAAGAAAATCAAAATTTTTTGCAAATAGGGCAGCTATACAATATAAAGGGCTGAAAAATGTTACCGCTTTCAGATCAGGCCGGAACCCCGGCAGCGCCCACGCCGCCGATCAGCCGGGGAAAGGAAAAGCCGCCGACCCCGTGGGGAGATCGGCAGCTCTGTCAAAGTCGCAGACCCTCGCCGGAAAGTCGCAAAGTCGTTCGGGCGAAAGTCGTGAAAGTCGTGGGATAGTCGCAAAGTCGTTCGGCATAGTCGTAAAAGTCGTGAAAGTCGCTCAGTCCTCCGAGTCATAGTCGCCAGACGCACCCACCACATCTTCGAGGTACTTCTTTTCTAAGTCCTCGGCGGGAACCTGTTCTCCGAGTTGCTGGTTGGGTGTCAGCACGACCTCCTGCTTGTCCGTATAGCCCATGTTGTTCTTCATCAGGAAGATACCGGCGACCGGATTGATCTTCCCGTTCTGCATATAGTTTTCCATTTGTGCGTTCAAAAGTTGATACGCTTTTTTAATGAGGTTGCGGCTCTCCGGGGGCAAAGTCTTACTATCTACCCCATTTGCCCATTTCCACAGAGTCGTTCTATCCACACCAAAAGCCAATGCCATTCCTGCCACGCTTGGCTTCATATCATCTCTGGAACACAAAGCAAAGTACATACCCATACGCTTTTTGACCTGTTCAGGCTCTCTCACATTCACATCAGGCCAGTCCAACATGACCATCGAATGTTCCAGATATTTTCTATTATCACCCGGTTCTGTATGGACACTCAGGGCTTCCTTACGATCAGGCCGAGTTCGCTTTTTCACAATTTCATCTGCCATAGTCGTTTTCTCCTTTCAAAGTCGCCAAGGTGATAAAGGTGAGTAATCGGGTGCATTTCCCTATAACTATTTCTATATACGCGCGTATAAGAGAGAGTTATAGGCATTTATGCCCGATTACTCACCTAACTCACCTAAAATACGAAAAACAATTTTTCAAAACACGCCAATTTGAAAAAAATCTTTGCAAAAACACTCACCTTTATCACCTTTATCACCTAACTACCAGTCGGCGTTGATGACCACCTTGTTCTCGTGCAGGAGTGCCGTTGCTACAACACTCTCCACTCCATCCCAGTTGTAGACTTCTTTCTTCACAGCGTAGTCTACAAGCTGCTTTGCCTGCTCGTTGTCAAGAACCATGTCCTTGCCGTACCAGTCGTTCTCCTTGGTTCGCTTCTCGTAAGGAACATAGTAGCCGATCTTTTCCAGAAAGTCATACCAAAGCCGACCACCGCTGTCGGTGCTGGCAACATCTACCGTGGTGATGACCTCACCACAATGAGGACAACGGACATTTCTGCGTTCCATGACCGTAATATCAAGACCCATTTTCCAACACCTCCTGAGCCATCTTCACCAACTCGACCAGATCATAGAACCGCCGAGGGTCTAACCCTGTCTGACGCTTCACCTTGTCCAGATGATAGGTCACGGTGTTCCTGTGCATGAAAAGTTGACGAGAGACTTCACCAATATTCATGCTATGGTTTGCCATCGCCACAACGATGTGAGCGTCTTCCTTATTCATGGTCGATCTCCTTTCGCAGCTCGTCATAGAGTTCCGAAAAGCGGCGGTTCCAGTGGCGCAGTCGCCAGAGGAATAGACAGCCTACAACAATCCATTCAACGGCGGCGATAGTTGTCAGAATGTCACTCATGCTCTATGCTCCTTTCTCGCAAAGCGGTTGAGCAACACGCTCACGGTAAGCTGACCAATCCTGTTCACATAGGGGCAGTTGAAGCGGTCAGGGTGAGGAACACTGTTGCCGAGGTCGATGACCAGATCACGGGTGTTGTAGGAAATGTCCTTCGTGATAGTCGGTGTGGCATAGATCACCACATCACGGTTCATTGTGGCCTGCAAGAGACTCTTGGTTTTGGAGTGCGCCACCGTCACAGTTGCGTTACCGAGGGTGAGGTACTTTGCCAAGTTCTGAACGGCGTGACCCCGGCCTACAATGGTAATGTCCTTAGCGTGAACCAAGTCCAATGCCAACAGGAGCGCCAAAGTTGCCTGAGACACCGACGACATTCCCTGTGAGTAGGAGTGGTCAATGTCAACCTCGGCGGTGAGCTTAATGTCAAACGGGGCGGTTTCTCTGTCCACTACCACAGCCTCGTACGGAGGGCAGGGGTATTGAGTGAGGTCACAGTCAATGCCTAACAGATCGGCCTTGCGCTTGACCGCTTTCAGAAATACGCTTTCGTAGGAACCCAGCAGTAACAATCTTCCGGTAGGGTGAAAGCGGGCGGTTTCCTCGTCCAAGGTGGCAGAAAGTGTTTTGATTTGCTCCATTACATCATTCATAGTGCTTCTCCTTTCTTTCAAAGTCGTGGAGGGAGATCATCTTCTCACGGGTGAGTTTGTCAACCACCCGACCGATCTCTGAGTAGCCGCAGACCGCCGCCAGCCGTTCAAGATTGCCCTTGGTCTGTGCCGTGACTACGATGGAAATACGGCGGAGGTTCTTTTTCTCAGTCTTCATCGCTTTTCTCCTTGTTGCCATGAATGGTAGCAGAGATGAACGACTGTAAGAGAACAAAGGCTTCCTCTTTGGTCGCACCAGCATTGAGTAAAGCCCTGTAAAAATTCAGAGACATTTCAGCCAAAGCGCCAACGGCGTTTAGCAACTCTCTCACAGCATCATTATTCATCGTCCTGTTCCTCCACGAAAATCGTTCCCTCGAACCCTTCCGCTCGACCGAGAAGTCTCCACAGTCCCTCGTCCTGTTCGCCGCAACAGGGGCAGGATTTGGCGGCGATTTTTCCGAGTTTCTGAGGAAAGTTCTCGTCTTCCTCGACATACAGAAGGTGTTCGCACTTACGACACATGAAGACGGTGAACATTTCGTTACCGCATACACACTTTTTACTCATGTTTATCCTCCATTCGGTCGCAATCGTCAGAGATTGCACAGTCTTCACAGCCCTTATAATAGAAGCAGTCCCGGCAACATGAAATGACAGGCATACACCGCTCAGCGTATTCTTCACAGTTGGCAACAGGGCAAGTGCCATCAACGCAGGCAACGCCCACATAATCGGGGCAGTATTCAGGCTTCATCATCGCTGTCACCTTCCGTCAAAGCTCTTGCGAGATCGTCAATGTACTGGTGCATAAGCCTGTCAGCTACACTGTACTCGTCCTGACACCAAAAAGAGAATTTCAGGTGCAGCAGCTCGTGAACCAGTGTCTTTTCAAAGTTGAACGGTACAATGCGGTCGCCGTAGCAGGCGGGGTTGATGATCTCAATACGGGCGGTTTTAATGGACTCCGACCAATCCGTACACCCAGTCGCATTACTGACGGACATTTCTTCGGGGCGAAGGTGAGTGACGAGCTTTATGCGCCACTCCTGCAAGCATAGCTTCTTCTGCCACTTTTCCAGCAGGCGTTGTTCCTCAGCAGTTGCAATCATGTAACCCCTCCTTTCTGAACTGCTCAATGTCTCGGTCGATCAGGCCATTCAATTCAGCTTCCGCCATGAACGCTGCGAACACCTTACCGCACTTCACGCAGTAGTTAATGAAGTGATACCCATTTGTGTCATGAATGGTTTGAAGGTTCTTATCGTACAGGCGGTGTCCGCCAGTCAGGAAACACTTAATCCTTTTCCACTTCATCACGGACGCTCCTTTGTAATGCGGATTTTTCTCAGGCGTTTGCCACACCGCTTACAGACTTCATAATTGCTCTGCCAACGGTGAGAACCATTACGACACTTGACCTGAATATGAACATACGGGTCTGCTGTGTGGATACCGAAGCGGCATAGAATAGAGTTACATGAACGGTTCATTAGGACGCTCCTTTCAGTCTGAGGTTTTTGTAGACGGGGTAGCCTTGATACACAACCTTGCCGCCATGCCACTCAGGGTGCGTTTCCATGTCGGCGTTGAACCGCTTGGCAGAACAGGCAAAGTACCCGTTGGACTTGCACCAAATCTTGTAAGCGTCAAACAGGGACTTCGAGCGGGTATTGACTCCCTCGGCCTGCTCACAGCGTTCTTCGAGGAACTGCAAGCAAAGATCGTTGTCACGCTCGTACTGGTTGACCACCTTCCGCATGGCGGGGGACATTTTCAGACCGAACCGCTTGTATTTGAAGTACCCAGCGACCAGCCAAGCGAAAATGCCCTGCATAGCTTCCTGCGTCTGGAACTCATTTTTCAGGTTCTTGTCCTGTTCCGCTTCGGTGAAGTGACGGTTGAACTCAATGACCCGAACACGGTCGGAAGCGAACAGGGACTTATCGCTGACGGTGGGAAGATCGTTGCAGGAGAGCCAAAGGGTGAACTGCGGCAGGAAGGTTGTAGCAGTCTCATAGAGGTTCCGAGCCTTGATTTCCTCGCCACCCGTGAGCTGCTTGATTGTTTCCTCGTCCAGCTTGCCATACTGGTTGCTCTCTGCCATTGTGACAAACCGCTTACCTTTCAGGGAAGCCAGCATGGGGTTCGCTGCTTCGGCGTTCTTCGACCGCTCCGCCTTGCAGATGATCGACACGGGGGACACGGAAGCATAATCACCGAGAAGGTGGTGAATTGCCGAGAGCATGGTGGACTTGCCGTTGCGAGTGGTTTTGCCGTGGAGAATGAACATACATTCCTCGTTCGCCATACCCAGCATAGAGTACCCCAGCGCTTTTTGCAGATAGTCAGCCTTGTCTTCGTCATTACAAGTAACCTCTGCAACGAACTTCTCCCAGCGGCGACACCGTGCGTCCTGTAAGGTGTAGTTGAAATTGGTCTGCATGGTCAGGAAGTCTTTCCAGTCATGTTCCCGGAACTCCATCTTTTCGAGGTCGAAAGTGCCGTTCTTGCAGTTGATAAGGTAGGGGTTTGCGTCAAACTCCGCCGAAGCGATAGGGAGAACGCTGGCAGCGTCCTTCATCAGCCGGTCACGGAAACGCCTATCGCCCATCTTCACGATGAACTTCATGTACTCGGTACGGCGTTCTTCATTGGCGATTTCACCGCAATAGAGAGCCATCAGGCGGCAGAATTCTTTGATCTTTTCCGCTACCAGCAGAGAACCCGTATCCTTGCGCCATGCTCCCTCGGAGTAGGTGAACCAGCTTTTTGCTTCGGGGCAGTAGCGGGTATCATTCTTGTAGCACTCGGAGAACAACTCCGCCATGCCGGACTCGTCCCACGAATACCCCGTACCACTGATCGGGTGGCTATGCTCAGGCTGTGCTTCCTTAATCTGAAACATCACTCTGGACTGAGCTTCGTCCATGATGTAACGACCGTTGGAGAGCTGAAAGAGAGCCTGTTCTTCGGGAGCTGTCATAACTTCATCACTCATGGATTTCACCTCTCTTGTCTTTTCCGTTTGGGTTAAAGTTGGAAAGTGCGCTTTTACAAGCTCGGACACCCATCTTATAACCGTCTTGTTCACTACCGCTTATACGTTTGCGATATATCCGCTCTTTATCAAGTAGGGCAGATAGCGCCATCTGCAAACTGTCATATTCAAGTTTTGTCATTATCTACATCCCCTCCCCCCCCATAGAAGAAAGCGTTTTTCAAAGCGGTATCCACATGACGCATGATCTCAGGCGGCAAAGTGCAGATGTATTCCCAGTCATCGGACACATCTACGACACGCACCTGTTCGCACTCAACCATGCTCGGCTGTAAAGAACCCCAAGTGACAGCCACATGGGTCGGCAGCTCAAGCCGCTTGATTTTAGTGGTCAGGGGAACGACAATGCTGGTGGAAGAAAACTGATTGCCGACATTGTTTTGCACAACCACCCACGGACGCTTACCGGCCTGAATATGACTGTTGGCAAGCATGGGAACATCAATGATAACAACATCGCCACGCTGATAAGGTTTCATAATTACCTCCTGTATCTGGTCACGCTGTTGACAATCAACTCAACTTCTGACTGCGGAAGCGGGGGTTTGCAGGCTTGGGAGTTGGCGTACAACAGTTCTTTGTAAATTTCTGCTTTGGTGTATCCTTGGTTGTGAAGCTGACCTGCCAAAGAAGTCAGGCTGAGGTTCCGGCTTCCCGATGTGATAGGCGGGTATTCGGGCTTCAAATGCAGCTTGCCGTTTTCAGGGCGGCGGTAGATGGGGGAATAGATACGCTGAGGGGCAACCGTACCTGAGCTACTTTCCTTCGGGGTGTCTGGAAAATATTTCTCGATCACATAGTCAATCGCTGACTGGTTTTCAACGATCTCGGAGAAGATCAAAACCTCGCCGGTCATGATGAAGTACCGATTGCTCTTGTAAATCTCCGCGGCGGCACGGTTGTTCTTGCCCTTGAAGGGCAGCTCTCCACGAACGAGAATGTGAACCCCTCTCCCGCTTCTGGACTTTTCCGTGTAGGACTGACAATGACCGATAATGTCAGCCGCCAGCGGGTTTAGAAGCCCATCAGTAAAGCCATCGTCAATGTCGATACCTACAACCCCTGTATCGTGAAACACATAGCCAAGGCCGTCATAGTAGCCGTGCTGGACATTGTGTTCAGCGTCAATGTAATTTGACCATGTATCCGGGTTAGATGAAGAAGCCGCCTTTCTGACGGTGGCCTGCATGGGAACCTTTGACCCGTCCCATACATTGACCCATGCCTTTTCCCCTCTAAGCTCAGCGGGTATATTCAAATAGCTCATAGGCTTACCTCAGCTTTCATACGGACTCGGTAAAGACCAGTCCCATCTATCACCGCCACGGTAGGCGTTGCGAAAGTGGTTCCTCTTGCCATCGCCAGAGAACCATAGGTAATCCGCAGGGAGGACACGACCGACCTCAACCTGACCTTCTCTCTCTGCATACCAGCGGGTCAGTACATCTATACAGAGAGTAATCAAATCGTCATTGACCGGATTTTTCTCGTTGTACCCTACAAATTGTTTGGGTGTAGTTACGACCGTTATAATATCGCCGTAACCATGATCGACACGGTTAAGCGCACACCACACACAAGCGGCTTTCTCAGCGTCAGAGCTGACCCCTCTGGCTTCTCCCCATAGCATTTTCGCCAGTACAATCACTTCCTCGTCTGTCCACGGCTGAGGTGTCACCTCCGGCTCTGGCTCCGGGGTGACTACCTCTACCACCTCGACAACGGGAGAAGGTTCTTCAACCTCAACCGTGGGTAATTTCAGACAGAGGACAGCGACAACGGTGACGAACCACAGGAAGATCGAAAATTTCAGCCCTCGCAAGGGGTCTTAGCCTTGCTGGACTTGGGCTTTGTCGAGGTTCCAGCAAAATAGAACTTGTCATCTACACAGATGGGGAAACCGGGAAAGAGCTTGCTGGCGGTCTGCGTTCCACAAGAGCAAATCTGCTCTGCCGCCGTAAGCGACATTTCATCTTTCACGAAGTCCTTTCCCGCAGCCATGATATACGGCACTTTGCCGTCAATGCTTTTCAGTTTCATCGGGTTCTTTCCTTTCTTTGTTCCACGCTTCAACATCAACGCCGATACGCTTTAACATCTCTTTGCAGAGCCATGTGTAATCGTCTGGCATTTGATAATACTGAATAAGGCGGTCATGCTCGGCAGAGAAAGCGTCATAGAACTTTCGCAGGCGCTTCTTGCCGAAACCAAGGTGAACATGAAGGGTGTAAAGCACCATAGCGTCAATGTCATCGGCGTAGCGCCTGTCGGCTTCCACGATCTGACGATTGATCTCCATGTCTATCGCTTTTCTCTCGGCGGCAGTTAAGACCGCACCGAACACCTTGCCGCCAGCTTTCTTAATCCTCATACCTCAATGTCCTCGAAGAAAACCGGGTATGTCTGTTTCAGCAGGGTCAGAAGCATATTGGCAACGACCCGCATATCGGGGTGAGCCGCTACGGGGCAGCGCATACGGCAGAAATGACGCCATTCTCTGAGGTCAGCGGTCATGACCACTTCGGTCTTCAAACTGTTCGGAAGGACAGATCGAGCTTCCTGCGGGGTACAACCCTCGTTCAGCAAATCGAAGTAGGCAACCTCGGCGTTCTCACACGACCGTTTCCAGATGTGGTAGGTCGAGTCGGTCTTGGCGAAGGTCGAGGGACGAATGACGGTGATCTCGCCACCGAAGCCCTCCTTACCGTAGTTGCAGTATCGAGTGGACTCCTGACAGAACGCCGCCAGACGGTGACGGACGATCTCATGGCTCACGCCCCGGTCGCAGATGAAGCGGACAGTAAGAGAGCCATGCTCAATGACAGCTTCGTGACCCCGCTTGATGATACCCCGGACGAACTTCTCTGCACTTCCGTCCGTGATTTTATCCTCGGACTTGTAGCAAGTGCGCCCTGCGGCTTCGATGGTGGTCAGAAGGGTCTTATAATCGGGAGCGTTGATAAGCTCCACAGAAGGTTCAACGATTTTCACTTTCAGACTCCCTTTCATACCAAGGTTTGAAGTTGATAATCTGTTCGTAGAGGTGGTTTGCTCTGCCATCGAAACAGATTGTACGGTCATCGACATGAACGATGGAGGGAACTTTTCTCGCTTGAATTTGCACCATCGGGAACCCGTAGTGTTTCAGCCATTTAGCAATCGCCGCCTGTCCTTCAAAGGACTCCGCACGAGAAGAACAGATGACCACACATAAACCATCGCTTATGAGTTGTTCAAAGACCTCTTTAATCCCTTCTACGGGAGGGTCGGGGATAACAGCGGCACCCTTCCACCCGCTTCGGTAGGAATGAATTACGCCATCGAAATCAAAAGAAACCATTGGAATATACATACTTCACACCCCCGCAACATGGCTTGCCAGCATATCGGCTTGGTGCGTCCACAACACATTCGGATACTGGCGGACGGCTCTGGTGTAATCGTTCCACTCGGACTTGTCGGTGAAAGCACCCATGTGATAGCGGATACACATGATTTCTTCATCAGTCAGTGTATAGAACTGAGAGAGAAGCATGACGGACTTATCGCCGTGGCCTTTCAGAAGGGTGTCGGGGTTGTACTCCCATGCCTGTTCGTCATAGATTGGTGTGCTTCCACTATTAAATTCTTCAATGTGGCCTATTACCGGGTGGCGGTACTGGTCGATCTTACACAGGTCATGGAACATACCCACGATGAAGGGAGAACGAGCCTTGCGCCAGATCAGATGATTGTCCTGAGTGAGCGCCAGAAGGTACTCCGTGACCATGCGGGAGTGGTTCAGAAGACCGCCCTCGTAATTGCCGTGGTACTTGGTAGAAGCGGGGGCGGTGAAGAAGCCGTAAGCCATCAGGTACTCCATCATGTCATCAGAAACAATAGAGGTTCCGTCAGGCAGCTTCATGAAGTTCAGAAAATCGGTCACTTCGGACTTGGAAAAGCAGTCAGGCATTTTCGTACTCCTTTCTATGAATACTCTTTTCGCTGTCGAACCCGTCAGGGTAACGCTCTTTGAGCTTATTGATGTTGTACTGTGCCACAACATCTAAGCCCACATCTAATCCGGTTGCCAACTGTGCGGCGTACCAGAGAACATCGCCCAGCTCGTCAATGAGCTTTTCACGGTCAAGGTCGTGACCCTGAAACAAGGATTTTTTCACGAGGTCGATACACTCACCAGCTTCGCCACATAGACCCATGACCCCATTTTCGATAAGTCCCCGATTGGTCAGCTCATGGTTGGTCGTTCGATAGGCGAGTACCTGATATTCATTCAGCGTCACCGTCAGCGACCTCCTTCTCCAACTCTGCATACAACATCGTGTGCATATAGACGGACTCGGACTGGCCGATAGGCCGCAGAACGGTTCTCTTTTTCAGAGTCCACCCATCACGCAGAGCCGCATTTACTTCATCGTCAAAGAGGGTGGGATTGTCCAGACGGTTCCGAATGGTTTTAATCTGCAACATCTTCCGCAACCTCCATTTCCAGAACAGTCATGATTGCGTAGTTGGCGAGGTCAATCAGGGTGTCCCGGATAGACTCGTCATTGACCTTCTGCTCACCACTACGGGAGAGGGTTTTGAAGCGGCTGAACTTATCACCCAGCCGGATACGAGCCATCGCCATACCTTCCTCCACGAAGGTCTGGTGAAAGCTATCACCGTAATCGTGGTTCTTCCGCTCGTAGAGATTGTTGATCTCCTTGCAGATTTCAGCATGACGCTGAACCTTGGAGAGCGAACAAATATAGGCTTCTGCCATTGTAGCTTATCCTCACTTTCAACATAGTTTTCAACATACCATTGGCGAGGGAGAGCCTTTCAAATTAACCCTCCCTCGCACTCGGTATCAGCCAAGGAGAGCTGCCAAATCCATCGGGGTCTTAGGAGCGGCCTGAGAAGCCGCAGGAGCGGTTTTAACAGCAGGGGTAGCAACCGTATTACCAGCGCCAGCCCAGCCCTCAGAGGGGCGTTTATCAGCCAAACGGACGAAGGTAATGCTCTGTCCGGGCTTCTTCTTGTTTTCCTGAACGTCATGTTCCACATCGCACTCAATAAAGTGACCAATCAGGTCAGTGTGGTCGATCTCGGTCAGGTCAAAATTGCCAAGGGCAGTCTTGGCGAAGTAGCTGAAAGCGTTGTATGCGCCCTCGTTGGGAGAGCCATCGGATTTCAGCAGAGAGAAGCGCTCGATATGCTTACTGCCGGTCTGCGTCTGCATATAGATTTCCAGCTTGCCGAAGTCCTCCTTGTACTTCACATCGGTAATCTGAAAGACATGAGTACCTTCGGGAATGAGGGTAAAGCCCTCGGTGAGTCCGATTTTAGCCATTGTATTTTCGTCCTTTCTTGATGAATTATTAACGACTCTATCTGCTATGGCAGATAAGAGATTTAAGAGATTTTCAGCACATTCTTCTCCCAAACGAGAACCGGGACAGCATATACCGAAATACTCCTGCCCATAGATGGGACACTCACCACAAATGCTCATAATTCCTTCATGGTGTGGAAATTGAGCTGTTCTGCGTACTCGCAGGGGAAGATGATACCAACCAACTGGTCTTCGTCATCGGGGTACTTGGCGTACTGCTTGACCAGCAGGGCTTTCGGTACGCTCTTGTCGCTTTCCAGATCGTAAGCGTACAAGATTTCGCAGAAGTCAGACTTCTCGATCAGCGACCAGTCATCATTGGTGATGGGAAGGGTCATGGTGCTGTCCTGCGTGGCGAAGATACGGACACAATCTTTGATTGCGCCGTCCGGCTCAGGCATGATTGCCTTGACCAGCGTGGCGTACTCGGTGCAACCGACCTGAGAAATCAGGCGACCAATGCCGTCAGGCATTTTCTCGTTGCTGTACCCGGTCACGCTGCGGATACCATCGGGAATGAGCATAAGTACGGACGGGGAAGCAAGCCAGCGTTCGTCCATGTACTCATAGATAGCGCCGCCATCAGGGGCGAGGGACTTCACGAACTTGGAAAATTTCATAATTAAACCTCCGTTACTTTGTCATAGAATACGAAGATGGTGGACTGGTCGGAGTGAATATCACGAGCTGCTGTGAACAAAACCCCAACAAAATCGTCATCAGCATACTGGTCGAGAAGTTTGAGCAAATCATCTTTGCTCAATCTCTGCATACTCTGCGCCACTTCACGCACCTTCTTTCAAGGCTTTCAGGAAAATGCGGTAGCTGTCCTCGGTGGTCGTGTACTTCGCCAGAATACCGTCCGCTTTCATAGCGTCCTTGTCGATCTTCGTGGTGGAAGTACGGCTGACCTCCCAATTATAGGCAGAACCAGCGATAGACACCTTCTTGTCACCGTCACGGAACTGAGCGATTGCGGCTTTCTTAATCATGTCGGTCAAGACCTTGTACCGCTTCTCGTCCTCAGACACCTCAGCGGCGTGAGCGTCCAGCTTGACTTTCAGGTCTTCGGCTTCCTTGACCAGCGCCGCCATATCCGTTTCAGGGGACAGGTTGTTAGTGCGGAGAGCTTTCAGGATTTCAGCATCCTTGCGCTCGTCAAAGGCGGGAGAAATGCCGCTCTCAACGAAGTCCTTCCACCATTTCAGGGCAGGCTTCACATACTTCTTCTCGAAGTCAGGATACCGCTCAGACACCTTGAAGGGACGAGTGATGGTATTCTCACCGCTGCACACAAACTTCTCAGGATTGTCGTAATCCTTGGGTTCGAGGAAGGAAGCGACCATGATAACTTCGTCCACGCCGAGAAGGTAAGCGTACAACGCCGCCTGCAAAGCGTAATACTCAGGAATATCGTCCTTCCAGTCCTCGACACGCTTGGAGGTCTTCATTTCGAGGACGGTGGTGGGCTTACCATCTTTACCATAGAGCAAGTAGTCCCACATACCGCCGAGAACGGGGCTTTCCCTAAAGAAGTCACCGTAGGTCTGACGGAAGTAGTCTTTGCCCCAAATGTCGGTCGGCGTGACCAGATTGCTCATGAAGTAGGTCTGCTTCATGTACTCAGCCTGCTTAGGTTCGATGGTCTTACCGGCGATGGTGTAGATCGTGTCCTCGAAAGGCTTCTGATAGGTACGGGTCACTTCACACCAAATCTCGAACGGTGTAGACCACGGGTTCAGACCGAGGATAGTGGCGAAGCGAGTACCTGTCAGCTTCTTCGGACGCTTGGGAGGGATAATCTGGATTTTGTTGCCGTCAAGCCATTCCATTTTTGTTTACCTCCTTATAATTCACAAATTCGTCAGCGGCACATTCCCGAACAGCAGTATCAGGATTGTTACCGTAGAGCTTACAGCAATCCGCTTTCAAGTCTGCATTGGCGCACTTGCGACAATCAATTTCAATCATGCCTTAGCCCTCCTTCGCCGTTTTCATTTCGTAGCCAGCCAGCATATTGTTCACGCCCTCGATCAGAGCGTCACACTTGTCGGCTTCGATCTTGGAGAAACCTTCCGTCTTCATGGCGATGGTCTGCACGAACTGTTCCTGCTCTGCGTCAATATCCATGAGCTTTTTCAGCAGACTTTTCAGCGTACCGACCTGTTCCTCGGTAGCCGCACCAGCAGGAGCGCCGGTCAGTTCCTTCTTGATTTCCTGACGCTGTTCAGTGGTCACAGGGGGCTTCTTGGTGACGGCAGGAGCGGGAGTCGTGTCAAACTCGCCGCTGTCGATACTGTCATGCTCCACAATGTCCAAAACGAGCTGCCACAGGTAGCGGCGAATATAGGTGATAGAGCTGCCGGTCGCCTGCATTTCGTTTGTAACCTGATTGCCAGCGTTGGACATGATAGGAGCGATGGGGGTGTACGGTGCCACGAAGTCAATGTAGTCCTCACGGTCATTGACATTGTAGACACGAGCGGTCGCCTTGTCGCCGTACATAGACGGAACCATCATCAGACCGATTTCAAGAAAAATCTGCTCGGCCTTGGGAACAATGTCCGCCAGCTCGAAATACTTATATTCGAGCTTCATGTGCTTGCCGCTTTTGTCCACGCCTGCTTCGAGGAAGCGCACACGGGCAAGCTGTAACTTCTGGAACACATTCATGGTGGAATAATCCACCGCCGCAGTCTCAGCGGCTTTCTTGGTAGTAGCCATATTTATACCTCCAACATTTCTAATAATTTTTTCTTGATGGAATTGACTCTGCGAGTATTTCGCTTGGGCGGCTTCTCTCCGAGGAAATCTCGGACATAACGCCGTGCCAGCCGGATATACCAGTCACGGTCAACTACATCAATCGTCAGGTGATTGTCGTTGTCTACGACACATTTTGCAGGGAGTCCAGCAATCTTGACGGGATTGCCAGTGCCAAGGTGGATTTTGTAGAGGGTTCCGCACCGATGATCTTCCGTAGCGTAGACTCGGTTGACCTTCTGTACGACCTCCATCTGACCGTCTACCTCATGGAGAGCGTCACCATACTTACTCCCGGCCTTGGCGACCAACTGGAAGTCCAGCAGGCGGTCACAGCTCATGATGGTATCTTCAACCGGGATACCGTAGGCCAGATAATCCTTGACGGCCTTGGCAACCACGCAGGCGTTGTTGTTGATGTTGAACGCTCCTGCCGGGGCAATTCCACGAACGAGAACGCCACCCTTAATTTTGGGGTCGCCCTCGAAGGGAACCTCGACATAATTGTTCACATCTTTCTGACAGATCATCTTGATAAGGTCTTCCTCTAACTCAAAGCCGGTTCTGTCCTGCCATTCCTGCGTGATTTCCTGATACATAGGAACATCGCAGTCATCAAGGCTGACCATGATACCATCGGTGTTGAGCTGAATGATCTTCAAGGTGGGGCAGTCCTGAACAAGATGTTCCGCCATTTCGAGCAACTGCAACTGGCCTGAGATACAGACCGAGCGTCCCATGAGCGGGTCATACAGGTCGTTGTAGCGGTTCAGCATGGCTCCGTAGGTGGTGTTCAGCACCAGCTTCAAAGCGTTCGCCGTAGCTTTGTCCCCGGCTCTCTTTGCTTTAACACGCCGCTCAATGGTAGCGGCATACACATCGGGAGAGGGAATGTTTCTGCTACAATAACCGTTCAAGGTCATCTGGTGTGGATAGTAGCTTGCAACATCTTTGTTGCGGATAGAGCGGGTTTCCGTGGCTTCCTCTCGGTAACACGGGATAGCCCCATGAATACCACCGTAGGCGATGGTGCAAGGACAGCCGCCGACCATCAGATCGAGCTTTTCCTTGAACACCACTTCGTCAGGAATACTCTTGTCCTTCAACCGTTCGAAGAAGTCGAACACTTCCTGCGGAATGTACTGACGAAGGAGCTTCGGCGGATATTGGTATTCCCGCTCGTCATAGTGCGGTTTCTGCTCTGCGTCAAGGTAAGCAGCGGTCAGCTTGGCGTTGGTCATGTAGAGGGCTTTTGCAGGATACAGCCCCTTTTCACGACCCAGCGTGAGCTTACTGGACAGATAGCCTTGGCGAAGATCGTCCAGCCTGTCGGTTGCGTCAACATCATGGCGGCAGTAGAACTCGACCTCTCGCTTCTCGTCCTCAGTCAAAGGGCGGTCGATGTTAAATGGAACGGTGGTTTCACGAATGTCCATTCCGAGGTGCGCTTCGATTGCTTTCAAGGACAACCCCATCTGGCAATCGTCCATCAGGTCATATTGATTGAAGAAAATCCCGCAGTCACGGAGAGGGGCGTACTCCCAGCCCTCGTGACCACCAACGATGATGAAATCGTTGACCACCTTGATTTCCTCCGGCGTGAAACCTGAGAGAACCGCTTTCAGAATGAATTGGTCATAGTGCTTATTGTTGAACCCTGCCAACAGGGGTTCTTGGGTCATGAATTGTTCGACCGCTTCATTGTCATTCCAAATCTCGGTGTATTCCCCCGTGACCTTGTTCTTGAAGACAAAAAGCCAATCGTAGGCAAACACCTCGCAGTCGAAAATAAAAGGTTCAAGGTTCAGCGGTATCACCTCCAAAGAGATTGTCCAGATACCTTTCGGCAAGGACTTCCTGAACACCCTCCATGATGTAAAGCATACAAGGGAAAGCCATGCCATTTCCCCACATCTTGTACTCCGCAGAGTCCTTATGAGGAACCAGCGCACACCAATCTTTTTCGAACCCTTGAAGGGAAGCACACTCAGTAGGGGTGAGCTTTCGAGCCAGATAAATGACTTCACCGTTCTCGGTCTGTGTGGGAACAAAGAGAGTCTGGTCGTTGTTACATGAGAGCGTTGCGCTCTTATCTTCCTGTATCAAAGCGCCCTTACCCCCCCCTCACAACCAGAGCGGATTTTCAAGGTGTACGGGATAAGCGCACATGGAAGATGATGGTGGTCAGGTCTGGCGGCAGCCAATGTCATCGTTACCCCCCCCCGTAATAGCCTGATTGTAAAAATCTGCTCCGATTGGTTCTAACACCAATGTCTCAGTACCCCCCCCATAATTGCCGCCCGTGGCTTTCAGCGTAACCGCTTGTTCCGTGAGCGCATATTCATCATAGGAAGCCTGTCCGAAGCATGGAACAAGAACTAAAGGGACATTACCCCCCCCTGTTCCCATTCGTCCAGCAAGGGTTTGGACGGTGTTATCGGGTCTGAGGGACACTCGGCTGTCTTGAGCGTGGTTTTCGACTGCATAAACACGATAGTGTTCAACAGGGCTTGTTTCAGAAGTGGGTCTAACGGTTTGCCCCGTTCGCCTGACCTTCTTAAAATCCCTTCGCAAGCCCTCACGCTCAAATAGTATCCGTCCGGCACATTGACCTCCAAGATCGAGGACAACGAAGACACGCTTGCGTCTTTGGGGAACTCCCCAACCTTGTGCATCAAGTCCTCTCCAAGCGATAGAGGAATGATCTCCCAAGACAAATCCGGTGTGCGGCCATTTTTGCCGTCCTTGCTTGTCTTCCGCATATCGAGGAACGCTATCGTCTCCCTCGCAGATTTTCCAGAGAGTCCCGATGACTGTTCGGAAGTCTTCTCCCTGTGTCGAGCTAAAAGCTCCGTAAACATTTTCCCAAATGACGATTTGAGGAAATCTCCCATTGGTGGCACACCTCATTTCCTGAATAACTCTGATTGCTTCAAAAAATAAAGAAGATTCCTGACCAGCAAGACCCTTACCGTTTCCAGCAATCGAGAGGTTTTGGCACGGAGAGCCGAAGGTGATAACATCGACCGGCTCTATTTCTGCGCCGTTCATCTTGGTAATATCGCCAAGGTGAACCATCTTGGGAAAACGGGACTGTGTGACAGCTTTCGGGAAAGGCTCGATCTCACTCGCCCATGCCGGGATAATACCGACCGCAGAAGCAGCAAGAGGACAAGTCCCGCTTCCATCAAACAGACTGCCTAACTTCACTTCGACACCTCCTGTTCGATGAATTTACAACCACACTTGCGGTAGGTGGTACACCGCTTCTTGTAACTTCTCACAAGGTATTGGATACCATCGTCCACATAATCGTAGGCGACAGGTTTCCCCTTTCCCTCGAAAGTACGAGCGATACGACCAATGCTCTGAGTTATTACAGCGTAGTCCTTCTGCGGCGTAGTGAGGTACAAGCGGTCAAGCCGTGGAATGTCCAAGCCCTCTTTCGCCAGAGAATAAGTAGCGAACAGATACCGTTTGCGTCCCTGCCGCATTTCCTCAATGGCTTGTTCTCGGAGAGCTTTCGCTTTCTTCGAGGTCATCTTTCCGTCAATCATGACGGCCTGCTCCCTTAACTGCCGAGGAAGGTGGTTCATCAGATATTCCAGATGGTTCAGACGGTCGGAAAGAATGAGATTGTAATGATCTCGGTTCTCGACCAGATCGGCAGCAATCAGCTCGTTACGGTCATACCTATCAGCGAGAAAATTGACCATTTTCGCATAGATGATCGTACCGTCCGTGTCCAAGAACTCTCGGCTAAGTCCTTGGTGAGTGGCACGGGGTAGAACACTGACAGTCATGATCTTGTCTTTCACCGCTTCCTCCGGCACTTGATAGGCAATCCCACCCAGCAGAGCGTAGGTGGCGGCAATCATACCGTCTGCCCTGTGAACCGTAGCGGACAGGCCGTACTTGTGTCGAGCTGCCAGAGCGTTCAGTACCTTTGAGAATTGCGTCATAGCGGTTGGGGTTCCGGCTACACGGTGACACTCGTCCACGATGATACAATCCCAAACATCACGGTATTGCCTCAGATCGAGGTTGCACATGGTCTGTACCGTTGCGAAGGTGATTGCCTTACCGATTTGAACCCTACCTTCGGTGATCGTGCCAGTCAGAGAAGGACTCATGTACTGCTCCGCTCGGCTTTTGCTCTGTACGAGCAAATCCCGTGTATGGGTCAGCCAGAGTGTCCTTCGACCTGTATCTGCCGCAACAGCAATTCCGATCTGTGTCTTACCACACCCAGCAGGGGCTTGAAGAATACCGTAGTAGGCCGTTATCAAGGCTTCCTTAGCTTCCACTTGATAATCATAGAGCGGAATGGTGCAACCGAAGTCCACCTCGGTAGGTATAGGAAGATCGACCTTCGTGTGGCAATCGCCCATAGCCAATACATCGTTCAAACAACCATAGGGGAGAACCAGCGTGTCACCGTCCCATTGGAACAGGTATAACTTCTCAGGGGTGTTGCCGACCCAAAAGTGCATACGGACTTTCTTGGCGTACTCAGGATTGGGAAGGATAAGCTGCTTCTTGCACCATGTAAGCAACTGTTCAGACGGGTTTTCAATTCGGAGCTGATTGCCAACAGTTACTTGCATTGGGACACCCACTCTCCGAGTGTGATACCGTATCGCCTAATATCGTTGGCAGACAGCACAGTTCGCAAAACGGACAATTCCAAAAGCGTAGAGAAGGAGATGAACCGAACTTCACCGGTTATCAACCTAATTGCAAACCAGCCCTCTCCATTCCCGGTTTCTTTCCAGAGCGTCATAGCGGAAAACTGGTTTTCTTCAATACGCTCCATCTTGAAAATGTTTTTAGAACAATCCTTACAGTCAATGGGATAGCTGACACCGTTTCGAGCCGCAATCACATCGAACGGCTGACCTTGACTGTTCTGAGCGAGATTGTGCGCCCAAAAGCCACAACCCGACAGGCTCAGGCATAAGTCTCTTTCAAAGCCAGTGCCAACCTTGCGATTGACATTCATGTTTTCACTCCTTTCACCGCCCCTGACGGGGCGGGATTTACGAGATACCCGATCAAATGCAGAAGCCGAAGGACACGCCACAGGAAGTGCTGGCGGTGTAATAGTTGGCGTTGCCGCCGTCGTCCACACAACAGAAATTGCTGGTGTTGCCGGAACGAGGAGAACGCTCCCATCTCCAATCCCTCTCACCATTCTGCTTGCACTTGCCATAGGGCGTGTTCTCTCGCTTGTACCACTCGTACCACTTACCCTCATAACCGCAGGAATAAATCTTGCGACCGAAGACCTCCTGCTCAGAAAGAACGAACAGCTTGTCAACGGAAGGAACCCGCACTTCGTTCTTGCTGCTCTTGGCGGTCATCTTCACCACGGGTTTAATGACCGCTTTCAAATCAGCGGGAAGCTGCTTCTCGAAGAAGTTGCCGTTGAGCTTGGCACGGAGATAGGAAGCGTCCCAGCCGCCCTCGTTGGTAGACTTCTCATTCATAGAAATGTCACCGTCAAGGGTTTCCACAGTCTCAAAGGTGATATGAACCAGACTGCCGTCTCTTGCGTAGTCATGGTTGAACCCGATGATACGGGCAGTCAGGTAGGAGCCGTCAGCCAGACGGAACTTCTTGGTATCACCGACCTCGAACATCTTGTCGGCAAGGCCGAAGGAAGAATACATATTGATCTCGTCCCAAGAACAGTCTTCCAGCTTGCAGCGCTTCGGAGAGGGGCGACCGCCGAACATGACACCATACACAGAATTAAGGTGAAGTTTGACGGTATCGGTATCAACATAGCCCGTAGGCATAAGGGTTTCGATCATCTTCTTCTGAGAAGCGATGGTTTTCTCCATCTTCTCGAACTCGTCAGCGAGTTTTGCAATCGTGCTATTCATAAAGTTCTCCTTTACAAAACAATAGGTTCTGATATAATCAGATTGAGCTTTTACGCTTGCCGTTGATGGAAGTACCAGTTCCGTCAGCGGCTCTTTCTTTTTCTCGGCGGGTCAAGATAAAACGCACCGGACAGTTCACAGAACAACCAGAAGCAGCCAAGGCCGATACCCATGCGAACCATGCCTGCGCCAAGAGTCATCGTGTCTTGCTCTACCGCACCAACGACACCTAACAGGTAGAAAAACGAGAGAAATGCCAATACTCCAAATACCTTTTTCATTATCTGTTCCTCCAAACCATAGGTTTCCATTGATACGGTGTTCCGTACTTCTGCTCGTACCAGCTCTCGAACTGCTTGCGGTTCCCTTCGTCCTTGAAAAACTCTCGGACAGATCGAGCAAGGAGTGAGCTGAACGCTTTGGCCTGTCCTCGCACTTCCGGGGCAAATGCACTGTCGCTCATGACACACCGCCAATCTGCCGCTCGTACCAGTCCAGAATGTCGATAGACTCAGCGATGATCTTGTCCACAGAAGGGCCGTTACGAGTCCCTGCGAGAATTGCACTCAGGACAGGGCCGTTCGTTTCAATACCCCGCTTTCGGAGCATATCAATCAACCATGCAAACGACAGGTGATTGACGCTCAGGCGATAGCGAATTTTCTCACGCTCTTTCACAAAACCTCTCCTTTCTTTGAATTGAGAACAATATTTATTGACAACCAGTGAGCGTAATGGTACAATTTACTTGCCAGACAATTAAACCATTGACCACAGCAACCGCCGAAAAAAGAAAACCTTTCGGGGGTCGGGTTTTTGTTGTCAAAATCTCTTGTTCACAACCCAAAGTATATCCTACCTTTGTAGGATTGTCAATAGCAAATCCTAAAAAAGTAGGATATTTTTGAAGGAGGTACTTATGAACACAAGCCGTATTAGAGATTTAGCCAAACAACAAGGGAAAAGCGTCACCTATATTTGCAAACTTATCAACCGCCCCAAGTATTATTTGAACGATGTAGATAAAAAGCCTGACCGCATGATTTCAGATGAAGACTTAAAAACTCTTGCTATCAATCTTGGAACAACGGCTGACTATTTGAAAGGCGAAACTGACGACCCTCTCTTTCACTTGTCCTCTGTTGGTTTGACCACCGAACCTTATGAAAAGAATTGCAAGCGACCTATTTTCGGTCATGCGTCCGCAGGAAAAGGTGTCATCGCTCAGCAAGAAGCATTGGGATATGAACAAGTTGACCCCGAATATGACTGTAATGATTGTTTCTGGTTACAAGTTGACGGAGATAGTATGTCGCCAGTCTTAGACGATCACGATTTAGTGCTGGTTAAAAAGGATACACCTCCCGAAACAGATACTCTTATGGTTGTCATTGTTGATGACGAAGAAGGATTTGTTAAGAAAATCAGTATTGATGAAGATACTGTGACCCTTCGTTCTTTTAACCCACACTATCCTCCCCGTGTTTTTGGCGGTGTTGAAATTGGACGATTGCGCTTTGTTGGTAGAGTCATGGAGCTAAAAAGGAGATTTGCATGAAAAAATTTCCAATCGACCTCTCCTGTCTGACAGAGGAAGAAATCTCTCAATTTCAGGAAGACCCATATACGCTTTACAACGGCGATCAAGATGTTGCTCTCTATCTTCGGTATAGCTCCACAGGTCAAAGTGACCAATCCATTGAAGGGCAGCTTCGTGACTGCCGTGACTTCTGTAAAGCAAACCACTACCGCATTGTAGCAATCTATGTTGACCGAGCAACGACCGCTCACAAAGATGTGGAAAAGCGGGTTCACCTCATGGAAATGGTTGCGGATAGCGCAAAGCAGAATTGGGAATATGTCATCGTCTGGAAGCTCGACCGTTTTGCTCGTAACCGCAACGATAGCGCAATTATGAAAATGCGTCTGCGGAAGAACGGCGTGAAAGTCCTCTCCGCCACAGAACACCTTACCGACAGCCCTGAGAGTATCATCTTGGAATCTGTGTTAGAGGGCATGGCTGAGTTTTTCTCTGCCGAGCTGTCACAGAAGGTCACGAGAGGTATGCGTGAGTCTGCCTTGAAGTGCCACAGTGTAGGCGGTCATATTCCCCTTGGGTATAAGGTGGAAAATCACAAGCTGGTCGTTGACCCTGACACCGCTCACATCGTTCAAGAAGCGTTCTCTCTTTATGCCAACGGCGAAAGCGTAGCTGATATTTGCAGAAAGTTTAACTCTGCCGGATATAAGACCGCCAAAAACACGGAGTTCAACCGCAGTAGCTTTAAGGCCATGTTCCGTAATACTCGCTATATCGGCACTTATACCTACAAGGATATTGTCATTGAAAATGGTATTCCCGCCATCATTGACAAGGAGCTGTTTGAAACGGTGCAACAGCGACTTTCTAAGACCACCACAGCCCCAGCAAGGGGCAAGGCTAAGGTAGATTACCTCTTGTCTGGAAAGCTGTTCTGCGGTCATTGTGGGGCTTCTATGAACGGTGAAAGCGGAGCCGGTAGACATGGCAAGGTCTACCACTACTATTCCTGTTACACCAAAAAGAGAAAACTTGGGTGTGATAAGCGGCCTTTGAAAAAAGATTATATCGAAGGGATAGTAGCCCGTGACGCTCTCAACCTTTTGACCGATCAGCTCATTGATGAAATTGCAGACATGGCAATTCGACAGAGTGAACAGGATTTGATAAACGACACTCACATTCCGCAGTTGACCGCTCAGTTATCAGAAGTTGAAAAATCAATCATGAATATCACCGCTGCCATTGAGAAGGGTATTGCTTCTGAAACATTGATGAACCGTCTTGTTCAACTCGAACATGAGAAGAAGACACTCAACAAAGAAATAAAAGCTGAGGAAAAATTCGTCTACCGGATTGACCGTGACCAAATCGTATTCTGGTTGAGCCAGTTCAAATACGGAAATATCGAAGATGAAAATTTCCGCAGACGGCTCATTGATCTACTCGTCAACTCCGTTACAGTGTGGGACGAACCTGACGGGTATAAAATCACTACCGCATATAACCTAACCTCTTGTAAAACCAAGACTTTCCGGGTAGACAAGAACCCCGCCGCCGAAGAAGCGACAGGGTTCGATTTTGGGGAGTCTGAGTGTACCACCGCGAACCTATTGATTTCAATGGGTTCGCGGTTTTTATTTTATCTCAGGATAAGCTTCATACACCTTTTTTCTAACGTTTTTCTAACATCTTTCATTCAGGCATTCTGTCAGCTTATCTGCAAGGCTTTGCTTTCTGGAAGTGTCTAAATGCCCATAGATATTGGCAGTCGTTTGAATGTCGCTGTGTCCCATCCATTCCTGCACATCTTTCAGACCGCAGCCGTTGTTCAGCAGCAGACTGGCACAGCTATGACGAAGCTCATGGAAGCGAATGTGCGGCATTCCGTACCGTTCAAGCATTTTTGAAAAATGATGCGTCACATAGTCCGGAGCAAATGTGCGCCCATCGGGCCATTTGAAAACATAGTCATTCTTCTGGTAGGCCTTGCCGAACAAGCGCTGGTTCTCTTCTTCCTCAGCTTTTGCTTTCAGAAAAATCTCCCGTGCTTCTTCTGTCATAGGAAAGCTTCGGCGGCTGCTTTGGGTTTTCGTCTTATCCTTTTCCACGGTGACAATCATCTTACAAACCGTGTGGCGAATCAGCACCATACCATTTTCAAAATCAATACTGTCCCACTTCAAGCCGAGAAGTTCGCTGCGCCGCAGTCCATAAAGCGCTGCGATCTTTACAAGCGGCTGTATCGGATCACCGTTCAGGGCTGTAATAAGCTGCTGCAGCTGCTCCGCACTATAGAAATGCGCTTCATGGCGTTCTCTGCGCGGCATTTCAACATATTGACAAGGGTTCGATGGAATCAGCCCATCTTTCACGCATTCCGCTAATGCCTGGCCCAAAATACCTTTATGGTGGCGCATGGTTTTAGCGGACAGTCCGCCTTTACCATCTTTACGTCCATTCCGATATTTCTCATCAAAATAAGTCTGAAGTACCTCTACCGTACAATCGCACAGTTTTAGCCTGTTCTCGTCAAAGTATGGAAGGATATGTGTTTCAGCCGTGTGCTGATAACTTCTGTATGTCACCTCATCTACTCGCCGCTTCATGCGTGTAAGCCATCGCCGAACACAATCCGCCACCGTCATATCTGAACACACTACCGGATTTCGCTTTTCTTCTTCCGTCAGTTTCTCCCGCAGCATCTGTTCCGCCTTGCGTTTATTTCCTTTTTCGGTCAGGCCGGTAGATATCCATTTTTGTTTTCTCTTTCCGTTTTCGGCGCTGTTGAGCACCATATAGTATTTGCCATTTTTTACTTGCAGACTCCCTGTCATAATAACTCCTTTCGACAGCGAAGATTGTCTGCTATCATGGATTGGCTACAGTATAGCGTGCTGACAGCACAAAGTCAATTAAGCACGCCTTTGGTATAATGATTTTTGTACCAATGCGCTTATAGCCTATCTGATGCGTATGGACAAGTTGATACACGGTATTTCGTCCAAGTCCCAGAGCCTTTGCAGCTTGAGAAACCGTTAGAATATCAGAGTATTCTTTGAACATGTAATCCCCCCTCAAAACATCGCACCCTCACTGGGCAATATCTTAATATGAACAATCGAATAGGAGGGGGCAAGCCCCGTCCTCTCAGACTACCGTGCGTACGGTTCTGTGCACGGCAATTCAATCGCTTAAGTGCAACGGCCCGTATCGGGTGAAGATACTGTAGTATCCCGTCCGTACGAGCCGATCGTTCTTTATTGACTATGTTAGCACTGGATCTCCGACCACATGTCCCAACAGGCTTTCACATACCGCCATCTGTAGAAAGAATATTTCGGTATGCCCAGCTTCATAAGATTCCGTATTCTCTTTTTCGGAACTTTCCGCCGGCTTCAGATATAGGAACGGAATCTCTTCCTCTTGATTTTCAATCTACCCTCAAGATATCGCTATGTGCTTTCCAGGCGCCATTGTGCTGCTCTCGAACTCTTTGCCACACAATGCTGCCATCGTACAGCAGGCCATATGCCGCCTTGTAGCCTACGCCGCCTAACATCTCTCTAAGTTAATCAACATTTACTACATCTGGATATCCGGCAAACATTTTCTCTTTCATACGCTCACCTTCTTCGCTTGGTCTATACCTTTTATGATGTCTTTCTATTTACACATTACAAGGGATATCCTTTTTACTCATAGCCATCATTTTAGCTATGTTCTCCTTGTACCACTCTCGCAGCGTAATCCTATAAGAATGCGAAGAGAGAACTTGCTGCACTGCAAGTTCTCTCTTTGCATTCTTAGGATATCATAGAAATGTGCGAAAAAGCAATAGGGGCGTCAGCGAATTATATATGAAAGAAATGCGTAGATATGGCGAAATTTCTGTTACAGTAACGTGGTCATGTAAAGAACATCAGATTTGGAATATGTTGCTCCATGCGAGGAAAATACTGCAATTTGAGAGCCAGTATTGTATACAGGAATAGAAGAGTTAATCGATACTGTATTCACATTATTCTCAGACCCTTTTCCACTCGATTTTCCGTCCGATGTCATCAAGTAGCCTGTATCATTGTATCTACATTCCATCGAAACCGTAACTTGTGCCATCGTCTTCGAACTGCTGACAATTGTCTTAACCGTAGGCTCAAACCACACGACTCCATTTTCATAGCCCATATAATGCCACACTTCACCTCTGATGGTTGCGCTTACACCTACATCAGCATTTTTAGTTTGTGCATTGTTTAAGAGGAACTCAGTCGCATTAGCCGAAATACTAAGCGTAAAAACCATACTCAGCGCCAGCATTAAAGGCAGTCCTTTTTTAATAAGCTTCATATCTTTTCTCCCGTTAAAATTTATTTATAGAAACGCCCCTCTCACTCTACTTTAATATGTTGACACTCTCCAAAAAGAAGACATTAAAACGGCAATCGAGGTATAAGGCAATTATTTCACTCATTGCATCCACGGAAGAGGGGAAACTAATACTTATGGTTATAAGGTAACCTGGCACTGTGAAAAGGATCGTCTCGTTCTCATTGTACCTTATCGATCTCTGTGGCCGCTTTGCTGCGCCCCCAATAACGAATAATTTTCACAGAATAGTATCTCATTCAAACAAGCGCAAGGACAAAAGTCTTGAAAAGCCTTTTGTCCTTGCGTTCTTTATGGGCCTATTTGCAGCAACTCTCTTAGAAAATTTTATTGCTAAATTCGTACATCTTCACAAGTTCGTCGATTGCCTGATGGCGTAGTAGCTGCGCTGTCCTTGGTGTTACACCGATTTCCTGTGCAATTTCATCCCACGTCATGTCTTCAAAAAAGCTCTGGCGCACTATTTGGGCTTTCCGACCACTCAAAAGTGAAACATAATAATCAATTCGCGACTTTTTCTGCTCTAACTCTGTTAACCGCATCACAAGATCGCGTTCAGATTCAGAGCTTAACTCTGTTACTTTTTGACCGTAATTTAGAGCAATATAAAGCGTCTTATTAGAAATATTTCCGCTGTTTCTACTATGGCTATAGCTTCTCGAAAAATTCATCGAATCAATAACTTCATCCGGAGATACAACTATGGGATGCTCAATCTCGTATCGCAATATTGCTATACGTCTGACTATATTCGGATACTCTTCAAGGGTCCTTAATACGTAGCCTCTTACACGGTTGTCTTCCATTTTACAAATCCCCCATAAATATAACAAAATATAATAAATCCTATTTAAAGGAGGTCTGCATCTCACTTTTAGGAAATCGTTCTACACCACATTACGCAAAGCACGAATAAGCTTTGCAATATTAGCATAATCCCATGCTTTCTGGCCATTCAATTTTAAACCAGCAGAGATGCCTTTTCTCTATAAGTCTCTGCTTAGTAATAATAAGTATTAGAACTTGTACTTCCGGTCTCAATCAGAGTATTTTTAGAATCATATACTCTAACCGTTAGCACCGCCCTGTAATCATATCCGTGTAATACATAATAGTCTTTTACAATACTAAAAGCATCTGCACCGCTATCTGCCCAACTCTTTATCGGCTGCCAAGCTCCATTTTTCTTTTGCTGCAATTCGAGGGTGGCCTTCGCAGTATACCTAGAATCAACCTCAACCAGCCCTTGGCTAGTCGAAAGGCCTGCGCTGGAAATTTTTAGTGCAACCGACTTATTAACTAATCCTACATAGCGCTGTGCAGCAGCATCACTATCAAATGCAAATGCTACATTCTGCCCTAAAATCAAAACAAGACATAGAGCCAGGGAGATCGATACAAATCTTTTGGTTTTCATTACAAAACCCTCCTAAAATTATTACTTGTCGAGCAAGCTATTATATATGACGCCCGACTTCCTAAAACGCAACAAAATTCTCCCCAAATCATATGTGTTTCTGAAAAAGCATAGGCGCAAATCGTTTTCTTAACGATTTGCGCCTATATGTAATGCTATTCATTATGCATAGCTCTATTCATTGCCTGCGTACACGCCGTTCGCAATACTGATAAACTCATCTACAGCAATACCTCTTCCCCAGACGTGAATCAGTTGTCCCTTATCTTCATCAGTCCATGCAACAGAAAAGGTGCTATATTCTTCTGTCTTCTCCTCATATAAAGAAACTTCTTTGCCATGAATAAACACTGATCTTCTTTCCATATTTTCTGTATCGAAATCAGAGACCAAGGTCTCTGAGATTTTCATGGTAGTGACGCTTACCTCTTCTCCGTTATTTCCACGAAGTTTTACATATCTCGCAAAATCATTCTCCCATTCATCAGCAACGCTTAAATTCTCCGGAATCCACGACAGCAACTGCGTGGAGCCCATATTGGAATCGCTTTTTGCTGAGTCGTTCATGGAGGGGCTACCGAACTGTATCGTTGCATGATCTCCAAACGTCTCAATAATCATATTCAAAGTTTGAACGCGAACAGGTGGGAATGCTGCAAACGCTGTTGTAAAGAGTAACATTGCTATTAATGCTACTGCAGAAGCCACACGAAAGACTTTTGCAACTGTATGGCGTATTGCGGTTTTATTTTCCTTTGCAAACTCCTTTTTTATAGTATGCAAGCACCGGGTATTCAGTTCTTCTGGAACCTCTGCACTTAAATCACTATTGAGGCTGTCATTCAATTTCTCAAACTTTTCTCCTTCAGACTCTGCTACATCATCCATCAGTAATTCAAATAACGCATCTTCGTATTGCTCGACCAACTGTTCACGCCTTGTCATGCATTTCCACCTCCCTTTCCATTATATTTAAGATTTTTCTTCTTGCTCGAGTCAGCTTCATTCGAACGCTTCCTGGCGAGCATTCGCAAATTTCCGATAATCGATTATCATCATATCCTAAAAAATACTTTCCTTCAAGTAGTCTTTGTTCATCAGGCCGCAATACTTTCATAGCCTTACGCAAATCTTCGATTCTCTCATTTCTTAATAAGATATCAATAGAAGAGGGCGACGTTGGCAAAAAATCTTCCGATGTTTCGGACAGCGGTTCAGTATACCTTTTTTCTCTATTTTGACGACACGACGCATTTATCGCTGTATGCCTAACCGTAACTACGATGTAATTTGTCAATTTAGGTTTTGTTAGCGTTTTTAAGATATCAACTTTAGCTATTAAATTAGTCAAGCTCTCTTGAATAACATCTTCGCATTGTTGCCGATCAGGCAGCATCTGATGAGCGATATAGTACATTAATCGCCCATACTCATTATAAATATGTATAATAAAATCGTGATTTTCAAAATCGCTCAAATTGTCCCTCATTAATTTTCATTCCCATCCCATAATATTCTCTATGTTTATTAGGACGGAGAGCAAATGTATTTGCAACATCGTCAAACATCCGTGAGATAATAATCAACAATATAATTATAGTACATCTAAAAATAAATCGCAATATAATCATTCGATATTATTATTCACATATTTTAGCGGGATATATTTTATAATAAGAAGAGTTCCAATGATGTAAAAATACGCGAAATCGAAATGATAAGCTCCTTACCCTTAGGCAAGGAGCTTTATCTTTCAATTTTCCCAACCTTTTATAATCGCGGCCCCTCTTTCAAGAATATCTGAATAGCGTGGGGTCCTGATCATTGCATCTTTTAAATCTGTCGCTAATTCGTCAGTAATCTTGACCTCGTTTGCTTTTAACGATGGAATTCCTTGATATAATAATTTCTGAAATTCTGTGTCATTAAAAATTTCCAACTCACTTTTGCCGACCAAGTAGACTACGTAAAAGAACATTATTTTTTTCTTATCGCTAACGCAAGGATTAAGCTGAATCGGATCATGCCCATCATAAAAGTATTCTCGAACAAATCGTTTGATGCTCTTCTTGTGGATCAGTCCCGACTGCACTATATCTTGGATTTGTTGACGCATAATCTTTTCAACATTTTCGCTTGGCCCCTTTATATCATCCTTTCGAAGTCTATCAAAACAGCTCACCGCATCGAGGACAAACGCGAGTTGAGCCATATCTTTATCGAAAACAACCGTAGCTTGAGGTGCATCCTTATCAACGCCTAATGTAAGTTGAGGCGCATCCTACGATTTCACCAATAAAGAGCTAACTAAAGATGAATAAGCTTCTGCAATTGAGCTATATTTAACTTCTCTGCGAGATGAATCTGTACATAATTCAGCAAAAAGAAAATTGCAAGAGCAGAATTCTGGCTTCTGAGGGGCAACGACTACTCTATACAAGAGCACGCCAAAAAGTGAAACAATCACATCTATTTCTCCGCTTGTTGTCTCGAAGGCAAATAGTGCATGGCTCCCCAGATTTAGATTTTCAGAAAGCGTCTGGTATATTTCTTTATTCTGAATTATGCTAACGGGACTTGTTCCTTGTCCTTCCGTTATATAGGAAACAATGTCCTTAAACTCTGAATGATACCCGTTAACTGCGTTCTTCGCGCAGTACCATTCATACGCAATCTTTGCTATCATTCTATACATTGCATCATCGAAAAATATTTTCGCGTCGATAGTCACTCTTTTTTCGATTTCGATTTGGTTAATGTCAACTTGTTGAACAGCTCCGTCACCTTTAGCAATCCGCAATATCTTGTCATATCGTCCAAACTTATATTGTTTATCCGAAGAGGTAAGAACCCTATTCCCTAAAAGGTCTCTATCGCTTCGAATCTTAGCTTCATAGTCATTGCCTTCAATTGTTACCGTGGTATGATAAGCAGGATATCCTGCACTCTTGCTCGATTTTATATCTAGCTCATTTGTAATAAACGAAAGTGCAGATATCACTTTGCTCTCAAACATATCACTGAATTGATTGTTGTGTGCAATTCTACATACATTTTTGTTCATAATTCTCGCATTTGTCAATGCATCAGGTATAATATCCGACTCAGACAGATCAGCGTCCGTTCCACAATAAATGCACCTGCGTTCCATTATAATCTGCTCCTCTAAAAATATTTTTTAGTATGTTGCCCTATACCTTGAAAATACTCAGCTACAGCTTTCGCAGTATTTTCTTGCCTATCATACATCCAATTTTACCACACGCCTACCCAAAGCGCCAACAGTTACCGCATCAGCTATAGTTGATGCGAAGAGTCGCAGCAAACAGGGCTCTAAAAATTGTATTGCATTTCATTTTATGTAATAGAATATATACAGGATGGCCCGCTGCCTGTAAACTGTAGGCAGCGGGCTTTTTCAATTACTTATCGACTTCAATTTTCGTACGACGAAGGAGGCGTATATACGCTTGTCATATACAACGCATACGACGAATTGTACGTTGCTTCATGAGTCGTAAACACAGCAATAGGCTGTCCATCGTTATGCGTATGTCCGCAACGATTTTCATTACGGTTCTTCGATGTGCTGCTCGGGTAATTATTAGAAGGCTGGAACTCCAGACTTGCCCCCGTATCGTTGTTGCAACATGATATTTTGGTAACAACCTGCGCCATGGTATACTTGCTATCCACGTTGGTTTCAGCCAGAAACGACACGCAATTGTGATTGTTTGCATTATCAGTAACGGAAACCGTTCCTTTAATAGTTCCGATAGAAGTTGATTTTGATTTCTGGTTAAGAACGAATGCAGATGCTGGTACGGATAGCGAGAACACAAGTGTTGCAGCTAAAGCTAATGCCCCCATACGATGAATGAGTTTTTTCATTTTTCTCTCCTTTGAAATACTTTTCAGATATCAGCGCGCTGTACTTTACTGTGTCTCTCAACGGGTTCAAAACGGACACTTCCCTCAAAAAAATAAAATAAAAGATTTTGTCAAAATCTGTCCATTTATGTATTTCCACAAACATATAATAATAGGAGTTTTTTATCAAAGGAGATACCAACAATGAAAAAAAGGGCAAAAAGGCAAAAGACCTCATTCATAGTAGTCCGGACCCTATTGATCATCGTCATGGCGCTCGCGGCCGCAGCGGCCACCCTGCACATCGTCAAGGAATCCTTTCGTCCCATTACGACCGAAACTCCTGATGACGGCGAGAGTACCAACATTTCCGATCAGGAGCCGCACAGCGAGGGCGCCCCATTGAGTGCGAACGCCTCGGGCCGCAGCGAGCGAAAGACAAATTGTTATACCTTTCTGATCGCCGCCAGCGATCAGAGCAGCGGAAATGCCGACGTCATCATGGTCGTCATGTATGACGTGGAAAATCAAAACGTCGGCATCGTCTCGATCCCGCGGGATACGCTTGTCGACCCCTCTTCCGTGTCGTCCAGATTCCCCAAGATCAACTCGACCTATCTGCACGGCGTCGAATCGCTTCGATCGACCGTCGAGGGTATGTTAGGGATCCCGCTCGATTATTACATGACCTTCGATACCTCCGGTTTTGTCGAGCTCATCGACACCATCGGCGGGATCGACTTTGACGTTCCCGTACATATGTCCTATGATGATCCCACGCAGGACCTCTCGATCCATTTCGAGCCCGGCCTCCAGCATCTGGACGGAAGGGATGCGCTTCGCGTCTGCCGCCTGAGATACAACAATGACGGGACCCTGGCCTACCCCGACTACGACATTGGCCGGACACGGACGCAGCAGGGGATCATCAAGGCCGCCATCAAAAAGGCGCTTTCCCAGCCGTGGAAGTTCAAGGAGTATCTCGACATTTTCAGCAGCTATTGCAGCACCGATCTGAGTCTGGGGAATCTCCTGTGGCTCGCAGACTCTGCCAAGAATCTCGACACTGATAAAATTCAATCAGAAACCCTCCCCGGCAACGGCGAAGTCACTTGTAAGAACGTCAAATACTGCTATCAGCTCTATGTTGACGATACCGTTGACATTGTGAATCGGCTCATCAATCCGTACCTCACAGAGCGGACGAAGCAGAATCTCCATATTTTCACTGTGAAATAAGGAATAGGTAAAAACTCCAGTTTGATTGATACACATCAAATCAAGCTGGAGTTTTTGCTCTAATTTTGCTTCTCATTATATAGCTTATAAGCTGCACGACGCGCCCTTGAAAGCGACATTCTTGCGCTTTCTGGCCTTATTTGCAGTTCTTTTGCTATGTCGGCATAACTTTTCCCCAATATATAGCGGCTAGTTAGGAGAAATTTGTTTTTATCATCTAAATCAACCCAAACTTGCGACAGCAAATTAAATTCTTCGGCTCTTAGCAAATACATTTCCGGATTTTGATCGTCGGAAAATTCTCTTACTCCCTGCTCATAATCAATCAAAGAATGCTCTTTTCTCCGGTTCAAATTTCGCATATAGGTTAACGCACTGTTCTTTGCAGCCACTGCAACGTAATTTGTCCGTTGTCTTTCCCCCATTGATTTGAGTAATCTTACCTTGTTAATCAGCTGAAGCACTGTAGCTTGGAGAACATCTTCTTTGGCCCAAGGGTCTTTGACTACCTTTCCAATCTCATAATACATTAGTTTTTGATAAGCTTTAAAGACATATTCCATAAACGAACGATCATCTTCATTTTCTATTGCAAGAATGCTACAGGGAATTGCTATCATTTATCGCCACCAAGCCTACTATATGCATCAATCATTTGATGAATTTCCATATCAGAAATAATCAATCCAAGCGCCTGTTGGCGATTTGAGGGGAGTTTCGTAAATGCATCTATAAGATCTGCTAGTGTTTTCCCGTTAATTATTTGATTCTGCAGCATTTCTGGAGATACACTGGACGACGTTCTCCCTAACAAATAGTCAGCTGTAACATGAAAGTAGTCAGCTAAAATAATCACCTTCTCAATATCCGGAAGGTGTACGCCATTCTCATAGTTAGAAATCGTTCCAGAAGTAACACTCAATATCTCGCCGAGTTGCCTCTGAGTCATTCCATTATCCTGTCGCAACTCAGCAATAAGTTCCCCAATATGAGCCAAAGCATTACCCCCTTCCATATCTTTAAGCATTATAACTTTTCTATCGTGTTATCCCTCAAGATATTAGGAAAAGAATAATTTTATATATTTTTTGTCGCAGAAAATTAGTTATCGCATGTTATCTTTGATATATGAAGAGGCTTGCAACTATGATAAATCTTTATTAAATAGTTAACAGGATTCGACATCAAACTGTTGCATACTCCCCTCAAGTTTGTCTTTCCTATATAGAAGTTCCACCTCTAAATAAACTTGGACAACTTGTAGGAGGACCGCACAATGAGAGATGAACTTGTCTTTTGGGAAAGGATTGAACAACACAGAAGCGTGCTTTCTCGATACATCTCAGCCGTAGTAACTGACACTGGATTATCCGAAGAAATCATTCAAGATGTATGTCTAATTGCATGGTTAAAATACGATTCTTTTATTTTTTCTCCCAACCCTGGTGGCTGGTTAATGAATACCGCCAAATATACTATTTCAAATGCATTGCGTAAAAAAGATCGCGCACTTCTTGAAATGCTGCCATTGGATGAAATTATTCTAGTTATCAACAATAATGATGAAACTTTTTCGGATGTTTTCGGTATGGACATTTTAAAAGATTGCCAGAAGCTTTTGTCCCCAAATGATTATTACACTGTTATTGCCGTAAGCGTACTGGGATATACTTGTAAAGAAGTCGCCGCTAAACTTAATATCGGGTCCGGGACCTGTCAAAAACGTTACCAACGTGCAATTTCCAAATTGAGAGCATCGCCTATTATTCAGGCACATTTATATTCGTAAACTGCTCTGCGAATTTGGAACACTTCTGTCTCCGATACTTAAAGGTAACTATTTAGTTATTAGCGAAGCATCGGATAATTAGCAAAACATCATTAGATATTATGTTTCTCACAAAACTACAAGCTATTCTATAAAAACATCTTCTACTGCACACTAATTCCATAAAAGCGATGCACTGGATCGATACGTGGAATGGATTTTAATAGTCTCGCCAAAGTAAAAGCGGCTGCTCTTTTGCAGCCGCTTTTGTGTTATAGGTTCCAACGTATTTTGAGAAGCAAGTAGCCTTACCCTGTTTTTACAGGTTAGTTGTCATATAAAGTACATCCGATTTTGAATAAGTAGCACCATGTGAGGAAAAAGCCACAACAGGCGCTCTGCGAAACACCCCAAACACCAGCTTTACATCGACGTTATTCGAATTGTTGACAGAATCGCTCCCGATCGCATCTCCAGATACAAGCGCCCCAGTATCATTATATCTGCATTCAAGCTTTACTGTAACCTGCGCCATGGTTTTGGAGCTATTTACAATAGTTTTAGCCCTTGGTTCGAAATATGGAGTTCCATTATATACGTGATTATAGCTCCAAATCTCGCCAGTAATTGTTGCAGTTGTTCCTACCCTAAGATTTCTCATATAATTGGTGTAGCACACGAAACTTCTGATGGTGACTATTCTTCAGAAGATTTTGTATATTTTGATGCAAGCAATTGGTCGGAAAAGGACCAAAGCGAGGCACTATTTCTAAAAAGAGACTATGAAGAGCACAATTTACTTTCAAAACGGTCAATGGTAGAAAAGCACTTTTATCCTGAACCTCCAAAAATGAAAGGACGCGATCGAAACAAGCCATGTCCATGTGGTAGCGGGCGCAAATTCAAAAACTGTTGCGGCAGGAATTGATTGAAATATGAAAAGTAGATTATAATTAAGTGGTTCAAGGCGAAACCGCAAATTATGACAAGAGACATACTACGGATTCTGGTACTCAGATAAAAATCTACAGCACTTCCCTGCGCGTCTTGAAGTAATCGATAGTCCAGCAAAAAGAGAAATACAATAAAGTCAGCTCCAAAAGGAAATATCCAGAATGGAGTAGCTTGCCAAAAAGCCACACCAATCTGGATATTTTAAGCAAACCGCTTAGAGTACCAAGGGGTGTGGCTTTTTGTATTTCTAAAATTTCACCATTTTTTCAATGGATATTTTTGGAGTTCCCCACGGTTTGAAGGGATTCGAACTCCCTTTTCATAGACTTGAAGGCAAAATTCTGAGAAGCGCCCTTTTTGCGGGCGCAGAATAGAGCGTTTTTTCCTCAAAATTTCATACGATCTTTCAGGCGTCTGTTTGTTGGTTTCGTCGAAGCCATCAAATAGGCGCCCTTTTTCATTTCACAACTTAATCCGTCAACCGGCCGGAGCATTTTTAGGATGCTCCGGCTTATTTTTTTGCAGGAGGAACACAAAATGGACAGTCAAAATGAAACGGCACAGCTCCGTTACCTCGAAGAGACCAGTATCCGCCTTCGCCGCATGGATTTTGAAACCATGCCCGCGGAGGATCAGCAGCTCCCCGTCAAATGGAACGGCAGCGACCTCTGCCGTATCTCCGGCAAAGGCAGCGTGCTGTACCGGCAGGAGCGTGTCGATGCCCTCGGCGCGCAGGACACTTTGCAGGCGGTGATCGACACTGCTAAAATGACTTCAGAATACATGGCGATTCTGGAAACTGCCCCGCGGCTCAAGGCGACCGATCTCACTGGTGACTACCGCATCCTTGCTGACTTTGGTGACGCGGTGCTGGCGGGCCACCCCACCGAACGCGGCGTCCAGTTTGTGACCTGGGAGTGGGACTTCGACCACAAAGGCGTCCATCACGGACATTATTTCCAGGATGACTATGACGCCGCCAAGCGGGACTTCACCGTGCGCGGCAGGCTTGTTCAAAAAGACGCCCTTTTTGAGCCGGAGCAGCTTGCGGAGATCTACCGCGCGCTGGCGTTCGTCCGCGAGCAGGATGAAAGCCTTTCCTTCGGACGGGATCAGGAACTGGCGGAGCTCATGGACCAGGTCAGCGGACTGCTGCCCGCGGATGTTCCGCGGCAGCGGGATGCGCCGGAACAGAGCGGCATGACAATGAAATAGGTATCCACGCGGGCCGGACAGAAATGTCCGGCATTTTTTATTTTAGGAGGAAAAGATGATGGAAATTTACGGCACGATTCAATTCAGACTCATTCTCCCGCATATCCCCGGCTTCCAGCAGGAGCCGCTGCCTGAGCCTGTTTGCAGCCGCTCCCCGGAGTGCAAGGACTGCCCTTACCCCCGCCACGGTTTTCTCTGCTGGGGCGCGGACGGAACCTGCCTGCGGAGCCGAATGAACGAGATCAACGAGAAAAAGGAGGACAATGATCATGATGAGCGCAGTTTTGAGTAATCCCAACCACCCGGAATACGGTGTGGCGACCATCCCGTTCCCCATTCCGCATGACCAGTACACATACTGCATGGAGCTGCTGAAGGCGTTGGAGATCGGCGATGCGGTCAAGGCCGACTGCAAGGTGGTGGCGGTTGATAGTTTTTTCTCTGTGCTCAAGCGCACGGAAATGCTCACGGTCAATGTGGAGGAGCTGAACTACCTTGCCAAGCGACTGGATAGCTTCGACACCGGCGAGGCCGCGCAGTTTCAGGCGATGGCCCACAAGCTGGAGC